GATGCTGCTGCTGTTGCACGCGCTCGGCATTGAGCCCCCGGCGATGGCGTGCGCCCCGTATCTGCGCGCGCAGCCGCGCACCGGCATCAAGAACGGGAAGCGCACGGTCGGCATTGCATGGTCGGTCGGCGTGCCGAATGCCCAAGATTATCCCCGGCAAATCCCGCTGCCGATGCTGGTCGAGCATTTCGGCGCCGACGTCGAATTAGTTTCGGTGCAGCAACAAGACGCCGAAACGGCACATGCGTTCGGTATCCGCACGTTGCCGTTTGCGGATTTCGCCGAGTGTGCCGATGTGATGCTGGCGCTCGATACGATTGTCAGCATCGATACGGCGGCGCTGCATCTCGCGGGCGCCATCGATCATCCGCATGTGATCGGGCTGTTGTCATACTGGCACAGTTGGCGCTGGCAGGCGCCGATATATGCGAACATGCGACTGTGCCGCCAGCGCGCGCCGGATGACTGGGCGAGCGCGTTACAGCAGGTTGTCGGAATAGTCTAAACACCTGCGTCGCCGTCATCGTCATCGGCCTCGCCCTCGTCTTCGTCAACGCCCATGGCCGACTTCCGCGATCGTATCAAACGCAGACATCTGGTGGCGGCGCTGCTGATCATCATCGCCGGCTTGGTCGCCCTGTATTATTTCCAGCACAGCAACCCGGTCGAGGAAGCCAGCAAGTGTGCCACGAAAGGGCTAGACATTTTTCAGGTGGGTAACGTCGAGATTTGCCGCGACCACGACACCGGCTTGTTGTACGCTCCATAAGGCATGCTGCTGCGCATCCGTGGACCGAATAATTTCGTCGGCGGCCTCGTGCTGGACGAGGACGATATGGTGCGGGTTTCCGCGCCGGATTTGCGTTGGTCGATCGGCCTCTCGGTGCATTCGCTGCGTGCAGAACTGCAACGGCGCGGCTACACGGCAACCATCTGTCGCACGCTGACGCGGCCGGAACTGACCGGCAAGCCGAAGCGGCTCATTCGACCCGAGCGGGACGACGACGATGACGGCAGCGAAACCTAACGGCGGCGGGCTCGGCTGGAGCTACTTTTCCGAGCTACAAAGCATGAACGATTTCTTGTGCGAGCAGGCTTTCTACACGCCGATGGAAGCCAACACGTGGTTATTCGCAAAGCATAAACTGTTCGATGGCCTGACAGCGGCGCAAATGATCGCGCGCGGTCGTGCGGCCGAAGTCAGGCAAGTTATTGCGCAACTTAGGGACGGCGCATTCACGTAGACGTCACGGGCCCCCAATAAGAAACTGGGAATTGAGGCAACTACCCGAAGCTTGGAAAGTCAAACAAACCGAAGAAGGGAATCTCAAGATGCAGCCGTTTTTAGCTTTGATTACGCCACTTGGTGGTGGCGGTGGCGGTGGCGGCGGTCCCGTTGATCCAGGATTCGGCGTGCCGGGCTGGCCGTCGCATCCGATCGCCCCCGGCGGTCCGCCTCCGGGCATCTGGCCCGGTCCTGGTTATCCGTCGCATCCGATCGCGCCCGGTGGGCCTCCACCGTGGGTATCGCATCCGATCCCGCCCGGTGTTTGGCCACAGCCTCCAGGGCAGGGCCCGGTTGATCCAGGGTACGGCGTGCCGGGCTGGCCCTCGCACCCGATCGCCCCGGGTGGTCAGCCTCCCGGCATTTGGCCGTCGCCAGGGCACCCGTCGCATCCGATCGCACCCGGCGGTCAGCCGCCCGGCATTTGGCCGAGCCCCGGTCATCCGTCGCATCCGATCGCGCCCGGTGGTCAGCCTCCCGGCATCTGGGGCGGTCCCGGTTCGTTGCCGCCGTGGATGATGCCACCGATCTACATTCCGCTTCCTCCCGGCGAGCAACCACCAGAACCCGGTGACGGTTTGTCGCCGACGCACCCGATCGTCATCCCGCCGCCTCCTGGCGCCCCGGACACAGGCGATAAGGCATTGGTGCATGTCTTTGTCGTTGGCGTTGGTGGTGTTTGGTTTCTGATCCAGCCGCCCCCGCCCACGCCGACGCATCCGATCCATGAACCGCCGTCGGGGACACCCAAGCCTGCGTAGCTGATTCATTCAGCAAACAAACAGCGGGGCCGCATACGTGCGGCCTCGCGCCCTGTCCCGAAGGATTGCGCCGTGTCTCTCCATCGGGATCACAGATTTTGGTTTTGGTTGATTGTCCTGATCCTTGCCGCGCTGGCAATTTTCGTCGTCGCCCTCGCGGGCATGACCTTTCATCAACAATACGAGCGCACGGCCTTTGTGCCGGCCTTCATATCCGTGATGAGCAATGGCGTTTGCTGCGTGGGATTGCGCGCATGGTGATGCGCCATCAGTTCCGTTGCCAGTCGGCAACACGGTCGCCATTGCCCCGTCCGATGACAGCGTTGACTCGAACCGAGTCAGCGTCAGCGGCAACGGCTACATCTACTCGCTCGGGCCCGGCCCGGTCGATGACGACGGCAATCCCTGGTTCTGCACGAAGCTAGTTGTTTTTACGCCGACGTCGCCGACGCAGCCGATCGTGCTGGTGCAGAGCGCGACGCTACAGATGCTCGGCGGCGTCAGCCGCACCATCAGCGTGCCGTGCATCTGCAAGTTTCACTGGGGCGGCGTCGCCTGGACTGAAGAACAGTACACCGATCTAACAAACGCCAGTGGCGGCGGTGGTGGTGGCGGAACAGCCGGACCGCCTGGACCGGTTGGGCCGCCCGGGCCCGCTGGTCCCGCCGGCCCGCAAGGCGCAACCGGACCCGCTGGGCCACAAGGGCCGAAGGGCGACACCGGCAACACAGGCGCCACGGGCTCGCAGGGACCGGCCGGCAGCACAGGCGCAGCGGGCCCTGCCGGCCCCGGCTATCAGGCGACCAGCGGGTCATCGGTACAGGTCACCAATGGCTCGAAGACGTTTGTTACACAAGCCGGGCTCGCCTACACGGTCGGCGCTCGCGCGCGAGCCGCGTCGGGCGGCGCACCAACAAATTGGGTAGAGGGACAAGTCACCGCGTATAGCGGGACATCGCTGGTCATCAACGTCGATCTAACAAACGGCTCGGGCACGTTTGCTGATTGGCAGATTAACCTCGCCGGCCAACAGGGCGCGCAAGGAACGCAAGGGCCAGCCGGCAGCACCGGGGCAACAGGTCAAGGCGTGCCCACGGGCGGCACCACCGGCCAAGTCCTGACCAAGAACTCGGCCACCAATTATGATTCGAGTTGGCAAGCTCCAACAGGAGGCACTGGTACCACCACGCCAGCCGATGCGTTTACCGCAACACTAAGTGCGGATCAGACTGGCATTGCTGCATCTACTTGGACGAAAATTAATTTCAACACGGTGGGACTAAACCAGAATGGCAAATGGGATGCGACACATCTGCGCTGGGTGCCTTCGGCTGGGCAGATTCAAATAGAAGCGCAGCTTTCTTATTCTAATATCGCTACTACTGGTCAGAATGTTTATGCTGCGATTTACAAAAATGGAGTAATGTTGAGGACTGGGGTTATTTATGACCTTCCTTCTAATAGTGGCTTTCCGGTTGTTGTTGTTGTTGATAACGCTAATGGCACTGATTACTACGAATGCTATGGGTACTGCACTGCCGTTAGCACGATAAGTTCGGTTGCTACTCTTACTTTCTTCCAAGGCTTTGCCATTGCTCCAGCCGGTCCGGCGTCTACTGTTCCTGGTCCTGCTGGTCCCGGTTATCTGGGAACCAGCACAACGAATGTGCCGATTGCGACTGGTCCCGTTACAGTCACCACGCAAGCCGGACTTGCCTATCAGGTTGGAGCAAGGACACGGTTATCCGCAGATGCATCGAACTGGATGGAAGGAGTCATCACCGCATATAGCGGGACAAGTCTAACCGTTAATGTGGACTACACGAGCGCGATGGCGGCGAGTTCGCCAAACCCGGTCATTCCTGGCTCTCTCTTTGGATTGACACTGGCGAATGATGCAACGACGCCAGCTACGGTTCTCGACATTGCTCCAGGAGGTGCCACGTCAGACGACAATCTGACAGCGATGGTTTTGTCAGCAACTGGATTTAAGAAGAACTGCAATGCCGCATGGGTCGTCGGGTCTGGCAATGGCGCGCTCGATAGCGGTTCAGCACTCGCGAACAATACTTGGTATCATGTATTTCAAATTGAACGCGTTGATACTTACGTTGTTGATGTACTGATCTCGCAAAGTTTGACCGCACCGATACTTCCAACGAACTACACGAAGAAGCGGCGCATCGGTTCATTTCAAACAGGTGGCAGCGCAGCGATCATTCCATTTCTTCAATCTGGTGATCAGTTCCTTTTTACGACGACACCAACAGCTTATGACACAGCACTGAATTATTCAGCCAATGTCTCTACTTTAGTCGCAGTTAACACACCACCGGGAGTGCGAACAGTCGCTTTGATACATGCAACGAACCAGACTACTGCTGGACAAAATGTATCAGTGCGAACTCCAGATATTGCTAGCCCCAGTGCTGTCTACTTCAACGTTCCTCCGGTATCTACGACAGGAGCTTCTTACAACTACGTTGATTTGCAGGTCCTAACAAATCTTAGCTCTCAAGTCGCCGTTTATTGTGGTAGCGCCGTCACCGGAGGCTTCAAGATGGTGGCGTACGGATGGATTGACTCTCGGGGCAAGTAATGCCGAGTTCTTGGAACATTGATATTGCTGGCCAACTTGGCCAGCCTGGAGGACCACCGGGCGCTCCAGGGTCTGTTGGTCCTACCGGCCCTGTAGGTCCAGGCTATCAAGCAACCAGCACGACCAATCTACCGCTGGCGCTTGGGCCGATCACCATCGCGACGCAAGCGGGTTTGGCCTACACGGTCGGTGCACGGGTGCGGCTGGCATCAAACAGTGCACCGGGTCAATGGATGGAGGGACCGGTCACCGCCTACAGCGGCACATCGCTGTCGCTGAATATCGATCTGCTCAGCACCGGTATCATGGTTGCTCAGTACGTGACACTGCCGAATTATCTCGGTGGCCTCACGTTATCGAACGACGCGACCAGTCCGAACACGGTGCTTGATATTGCGACCGGTTGTGCCACGTCTGACGACAACACGACCACGATGCCGCTGGTGGCGGCGAACTTCACCAAGAACTGCAACGCGGCATGGGCAGTCGGATCAGGCAACGGCGCTCTTGATACCGGAAGCGCGCTAGTAGCAAACGCGTGGTATCACGTGTTTCTGATAACTCGCACGGATACCGGCGTTGTTGATGTGCTGATCTCGACCAGCGTGTCAGCACCGACCCTGCCGACAAACTACACAAAGCGGAGGCGCATCGGCACAATTGCAACTAATGCTTCTGCACAAATTATTGCATTCACTCAATTTGGTGATCAGTTCCTTTGGACGACGGTTATCAATAATTATTCCAATGTCGGCGTTTCCCAGACACAGTCGCAACTGACGTTGTCAGTGCCACCCGGGATCAAGGTGATCGCAATATTTGGTGCGTGGTTTTATCCAAATGTAAATTCCACCGTGCTGTTTCAATCTCCCGATGTAACCAGTGGGCTGGCAGTCGGTAGTAATACCAACATCTCTATATGGGGAACAGCAGCCGGGCCGTTGGTTGGCTTTGAGTGTCAGGTTCGCACCAACACGTCACAGCAGATCAACATGGTTGCTCTCTCTACCACTACGAACGGGTTATACATAAACACTAGAGGCTGGATCGATCATCGTGGAAAGTAGTCGTGCCAAGTGATTGGAACGTCAATCTAGCCGGTGTGCCGGGTTCAGGTCCTGCTGGTCCACCAGGGCCGCCAGGAACGCCAGGGCCACCAGCGGATGTATTCGTTGCCACGCTCAGTGCGGATCAGACGGGCGTTGTCGCAGCCACTTGGACGAAAGTTAATTTTAATACTGCGGTCTACAATCAGAATGGCAAGTTCAACGCCAGCACTTCACGGTGGACACCGAGTGCTGGACCGGTTCAGGTAGAGGCGCAAATCGTTTTTACTGTTGCCACTACAGTTTATGCTGCCATTTATAAAAATGGTGTTGCTTTAAGACAGATGCCCATTGGTAGCCAATCACGCATCACGGTTACGGACAATGCGAACGGCACAGATTATTATGAAGCTTGGATATATACCACCGTTGCTGGTGCGGTATCTTCAAATACCGTTAACAGTTTCTTCCAAGGCTTTGCCATCGCCCCGGCGGGTCCGCAAGGTCCGGTCGGGCCCGTCGCAGAAGCGCCGACTGATGGTCAGCAATACGCGCGGCAGAACGCAGCTTGGAGTGTCGTCGGCGCGGCGGCGGCTGTTCCCAGTTCGGGGAAACTCACCTACGTCAATGCCACGACGCTGAAGTTTGCGCCGTACAACGGCGACTTGATCAAGATCAACGGCGTCATCTATCAAATCCCGGCAGCGGGAATCGCCGGACTGAGCACGGCGGGTGTGTTCCTCAACGGCGTGGCCGGGCAGAATCTTGCTGGCGCCACGCTGTACTACGTCTATTGCTTCAACAACGGCGGCACGCTGACGGCCGACTTCTCGACCACGGGTCACGCGACCAGCACGACAACCGGGAATGTCGGGATCGAAATCAAAAGCGGCGACAACACACGCTCGCTAATTGGTTTGATCTATGTATCTGGTAGTCCTGTCAATTTTTATGATCAAAATACAGCGCGTTGGGTGCGCTCTTGGTTTAATCCGACGACGGCTGCATTGAGTATCGCCTCGGCAGGATCACTCAATGCGACTTCAGGTTGGGTTGCGTCTACAGGAGTAGTTCAATGGGTTCAATTTGCCGGGGAACTTACTTTTCTGCGATTTACCGGAGCCGTATATTTTCCAAGTGCGACTAATATGTATCAGACAATGTATGTTGATGGGGTTGGTGCTGGTGGAACAGGTACTTGTTATTCAAATGCGACTTGGGCCTCATTTGCAATGGAAGTGCAAGGCTCATATGCCGAGGGATTTCATTCTTCTCAGGCAATGTATCAAGCGACTGTTGCGACAAGTAACATGGCTGGCAGTTTGAACGGGTCTGTGAGTCGCTAGGGGCAAGAGCCTAAGATAAAATTCGGCAGGCACGTCCATCTCGCGACGGTCCTATGCCTGCCGTTTGGACGTCGGGTGTCCTAGTCCCCGGCGTCGATCGCGGCGAGCGCTTCCTTGCCTAGCAGCGGCATGCGGCGGCGCTCGCCGCTCACATTCGCCTTGCGGCGCTCGGCGCTGGCCCGCTTCTTGGCCGCCTTGCGCTCGGCTTGGTCTGCGGTGATCTCGACTCTCGCCGCCTCGTCTGCCGCATTGGGGACGCGACGCAGGAAGTCGGGAATGCCGGCGTCGTCATCGGTTAACGTCGTGGTGGCCGATGGCAAAGGTGGCGGCGCTGCCGCACCGCGATCAGCTATCGGTGGCGTCGCCACGCTCAGCTTCGATGCAGGAAGTGGAGCATTCGCCAGCGCTTCGTCGTAACGCCGCAACTGGCGCTCCAACTTCGGGATCAGGACCATCGCTTTGGCAATCGTCTTGTTGGCCTGATCCAGTTTCTTGTGCCAGCGCGTGAGCGTGGCAACCATCTTGGCGTGACGCCGCTCGCGCGGAGTCAGTTTGGTCTTCGGTTTCATGTTTGCTCTTTCAAATAGCCCGCCCGATCACCATGACCGAACGTGCTGACACTATAGCACATTGCAAATTTGCATTTGTTGTTGATCGACAAACATCAACGACTTAGCGGCGGGTCCGCACTGAACAACAACAACAATTGCTGCGCGGTTTTGTCGCAAATCGAGGATTGATGTAAATGAGCGACCGCCGCGCCAAGTGGCTCGAACTGAAGGCGCGCGCGCTGGCGGCCATCAATAAGTTCGACCCGGACGAGCCGCGCGATCCGAGCGGCAAGTGGACGGACGGCGGCGGTGATGATGGCGATGGGGCGGCGGAAGATGCCGCTGCTGTTCCCGGATTGCCGGACACGATCAAGATTCACGATCCTGGGCTCAACGCAGCAATCGAGCGCGGCGTATGGGATATCACCGCCAAGCCGCGCGCTTACAGCAACGACAAGCCGGGTGATGCATACGATCTAACAGTTCGCGCAAAGCAAACAGCCGACACGCGGACCTACAAGCGGCGTGCCGATGATAAAGTTGAGCGTCTCTACAATCCCAAGCTTGCGGACTTGGTTGTTGAGGACAAGGGCCAACCGTATGAATGGACGCGTGCGAAACTGAAGCCGGAATTTGAAAAAGATATTGTTCCGCTTGCGGATAAGGATGTGATCTATCGCGGAATGTCCGGTGAGGAATACGAGGCAATCCAAAAAACCGGAAAGGTCACGTCGCTCGGCAACTACAATCTGGAAGGTCAGGAGGGTCTAACATACTGGACTACTGATACATCGACGGCGGAAGCTTATGCCAATGGTTTTGCGCCGTGGTCATTCAAACCAACATTTGAGAAACCCGCGTACATAGTTGCCGCGAAACGGCCGGAGTCGAAGGACGTCAGCAATATTCAAGGCACGGGCGAAAATGAAGTAGGTGTCTCACGTCCGATCAAAAAATCAGAGATTGTCGCCGTCTGGCGCGGCGACGCTTACGACAACACGCCGGGCCAAGTTGATCTTGTTCGCATGGGTTATAGCGGGGACGACTATCGAACCGGATCAGCCAGCCACACGAGCACATCAGTTGCATGGTCAAAAGTGCCAGAGACGGAGCGCAAGGGTTTCGACCCGGACGAGCCGCGCGACGACGCTGGCAAGTGGACCGCTGGCGGCGGCGATGGTGGCGGCGGCGACGACAGCAAACCGGCACAAGGCGAGTTGTTCCCCGAACTGCCGCCGCTGCCGCCGGGCAAGGGCAAGAACAAGCTTGACGACTTCGCCAAGGATCAAGTGACGCTGGCGAGCGATGTGCGCAATGACAAGGAGAAGGCCGACAAGTTTCTGGAGCACTGGAACGAAAACGTTCGCGAAGCGCCCGCCGAATTCAAAAAAGAATTCCTCGGCGGAATGCCCGCGACCATGACGATCAAAAGCAACGACAATGGCGATGTATGGACGCTGACCGGCAAGTTGCAGGATGCCGATGGCGCCTCGATCGGCGAATACACGCGCACGATTGATTTCGCTGAAAACCGAGCAGAGAGCGACTACTTCAAGCTCAACAAAACCGGTGGCGGCCTCGGCAAACAGATGCTCGCAGCCAACGTCGCCATGTATCAAAAGCTCGGCCTCAGTGAAGTGGAAGTGCATGCCAACATCGACGTCGGCGGCTACGCCTGGGCTAAATACGGCTACGTGCCGACCGACGAGAGTTGGCGCAATCTCAGCGGCAGCATCAACGACAAGATCGATGAACTCGCGGGCGGCGGCGGCGGTTACGAGCCGAGTAGCTGGGAGGAAATGAGCGAGGATCAGCAAGACAGTGTTTTCAACGCCTGGGCGCGCGCCAGCGAAGACGAGTTTTACGAGAGCGAAGTCGAGAATTGGCGCGAGAGTGGTGGTGATCTCGCGCAAGCCAAGCAAAACTTGGCGGATACGTTTCTAGCATCGAGCACGTGGGCGCGTAATGCGCTGGAAGGGCACACGATCACGGTCGGTGAGGGCGATAATGAAAAAGCCGTCAAGGTCGCGTCACTGATCTCGGTCGATACGTTGTTGGAGAATACGACGGTTGATTTCAAAGACCGACGCGGCGACGGCAACGAAGACCCGGACATTACGATTGACGATCAGACAACGTCGGAATTGACCGACGATCAGCGCGAGCAAGTTGAAAGCATCTTAGTCGAAGGCTTCAATAAGCAAGCGGAAAGCGATGCCTCCGACGTTGAGCCGCCGCCACACTTTCACGACAACATTCGCGATTCACAAAGCGAATACTGGTCGAGCATGCGCGACCGCGACAAGTTTCGCTGGGCCAGCGACAATGGCGAGCTACCTGAAGAAACAAGCGGCAGCGGCGAGATCGATGAAGACGCCGCGCAAGAGCTACGCGAATTAGCCGACGATTCCGATCCCAAGGCGCTATGGGCAATTGCCGACAGCGAGCACGGCAAGGATGTGTTGTTGAATAGTGATTGGGTCGGTGTTCTCGATTTACATGATTCAGAAACGATGGCGCGGTTCAATGCCTACGTCAACAAAAAGCCCAAAGCATAAAGTCGGCAAAGAATTCTTCGTGCTGAAAAATAATCGGCGCGAAGATGCAGATTTGCATAACGCCATTCTGGCGGACGGCGACGACGCGGCAGCTAAGGAAGTTAGCGATGCCGTAGCGCGGCGTCTGAAAGTAAAACGCGAAGCCAAACGCAAGCTGGCCAAGTCGCTGTCAGATTGGACCCCGGTCGAGAACGCGCTGCGGCAAGGCGAATGGAAAGACACCAAAGCCCGAGCGCTGCGCGCGCGGCGGCGGAAATCTTAGGAGGCAGACATGCCTATCAAGCCGGGTAAAGACGAATCGCAAACTGATTGGATGGCGCGATGCGTGCCAGACATGAAGGGCGACAACGGCGGCACTAAGAGGCCGCAGGAACAAGCAGTCGCTGCTTGCCTGACCATGTGGCGCGACGCCAAGGGCGGCAAGGAACCGGCCGATAAGGATATCGCGGCGCTGATTCCGGGCTGGATCAGCAATCTGGTGCGGGCCGGTGTGCTCAAGGCCGCCGACGTCGAGTACGCCGATCCCGGCTATCGCGCTGATGGCGGGAAGCGTTACCGGCTCGACAGCGAAGATCGTATCCGCGCGGCTTGGCATGCGATCAACAAGTCGGCTGATGCCTATACGCCGGAACAGGCGCGGCGCATCAAGGCGCGCGTCGTCGCTGCATGGAAAGACAAGATCGATAAAGCCGGGCCGCCGAGCGCGGACGACAAGGCGTCGATGGACACGTTGCGCGGCGAAGTCGTGCTGGCGCTCAAGTTCGATTGTCCTGATCCTGATGATGACGAAGCGCACGATGATTTCATCGATCGCTGCACAGACGAAGTCATGGGCGACGATCCCGATCGAGACGAAGACGAAGCCACGCAAGCCTGCCAGCTTCGCTGGGATGAGCAATCCGATCGCGGCGTCGGCGACATCGTGCATAAGACGCATGCGACACCGGCCACCGGCATGGAATTCATCTTGTCGGACGCGAGCGCGGACCGGTTCGGCGACATCATCGACGTCGCCGGCTGGGATATCAGTAATTTCGTCAAGAACCCGGTCGCGCTTTTCAACCACGACAAGGGCTTCGTCATCGGCAAATGGGAAAACTTGCGCATCGGCGACGATTTGCGCGGCCACTTGGTGCTGGCGCCGAAGGGCACCAGCCCGCGTATTGATGAAATCAGGCGACTAGTTGAGGCCGACATTCTGCGCGCCACCAGCGTCGGTTTCCGGCCGGTCGAGCACACGCCGATCAACGCCAAAGACCCATGGAGCGGCACCCACTATCTCAAACATGAGTTGGTCGAATGCTCCGTGGTCGCCGTGCCCGCCAACGTCAACGCGTTGGCCGTGGCCAAATCCCTGAACGTAAGCCCTGCAACTGTCCGTCTCGTGTTTGGCGAGCATGCCGACAACAACACGAAGCGACGCAGTTTCAACCGTCCGCCCGGTGGCGAGCATGCCGAGAAAAAGCCGGACAGCGTGACGCCTAAGCCCACTGGCGAGCATGCCGAAATCCATGAGAGCAAAACCAGGGGGAGTCCCATGTTGCTTTCGAAACGCATTACGGACGGCGAGAAGCGAGTCCTCGTGTTGCAGGATCAACTCGACGCGCATCTGGCGTCCATGGACGACGACAATCCGACTGACGAGCAAATGCTGGTGACCGAGGACCTGACCGCCAAGATCGAAATGGCGCAACGGCATCTCAACAGCATGAAGGCGATCGAGGCGAAGAACGGCTCGGGCGCCGAAGATGTTGGCGAGATCAGCCGCCGGGGCAACGGCACCGGCAACGGCAGCACCGCCGTCACCAAGGCACCGCAAGGAATCGTGCTGCGGCAGAAAAAGCCGGAACCGCTCGATTACTTCTGGCGTGCGGCATTGGTGAAGTGCAAGGCGCGTGCGGACGGTCAGTCGATTGACGACACCCGCCGTAAGATTTACGGCGACGACGAAGCCACACGCGCGGTGTGCGATATCGTGTTGAAGGCGGCGAGTGCTCCAGCGCTCACGACAGTGAGCGGGTGGGCGGCGGAACTTGTTCAGCAAATTTACGCTGACTTCATGCAAGTGCTACTCCCGCTTTCGGTCTACCCCAAGCTGGCGGCGGCCGGAATGTCGCTGACGTTCGGAAATGCTGGGCGCATCATCATTCCAACTCGTAATCTGACTCCGTCACTTGCGGGTTCGTTTGTTGGTGAGGGAATGCCTATTCCTGTTCGCCAGGGCGCCTTCGCGTCTCAAGTTGTTGTTCCTAAAAAAGTTGCCGTGATCACGACCTGGACCAAGGAACTCGATGAGCATTCCATTCCCGCGATCGAAGGTCTGTTGCGGCAAGCTGTGCTTGAAGATACGGCGATCGCGATCGATGCGGTGTTGTTGGACAACAATCCGGCAACAGCAATTCGGCCGAATGGTCTGCGTGTCTATCAGGCCGGGCTGACAGCGACAGTGGGCGGCGGCTTCAATGCTCTGGTCGGTGATCTCAAGTTGTTGCAGGGCTCGCTGCTGACGCTGACCCAAGGCAATGTGCGCAAGCCGGTAATCATGCTCAATCCGCAACAGGTGCTGAGCATCAGCTTGATCCAGCCACCGGCTGCGGCGACCGAACTGTTCCCGTTCCGCGCCGAAGTGGAAGCGGGCCGGCTCGGCCGCGCGACCCTGATCGAGTCGTCAACCGTGCCGCTCGGCATGGCCATCGCGGTGGACGCAGCCGACTTCGTGTCGGTTGGTTCAGAAGGTCCGCGCCTCGAAATTTCGGACCAAGCCACCTTGCACATGGAAGACACGACGCCGCAAGACATCGTGGGCGGATCGCCGGGAGTGGCGGCCACGCCGGTCAAATCGATGTGGCAAACAGATTCGCTCGCCCTTCGGTTGATCATGCTCACCAACTGGATCATGCGGCGTCCAGTTGTTGCTTGGATGACCGGCGTCACGTGGTAGGTCAAACGCGGCTGACGGAGGTTCGAAACTAATCGGCCGAGCCCCCGTTAGTAAGACACTGATCGGTAAATATTGATCAGTTAATCAAACCAGAGGAGTCATCCAAATGGCTGACGAACGACAATCGCATAATCCGAATCCGTCGCAGCATCAGGGCGCTGCGCAGCCGCCACGCCCGAACCAGCCGGGTCAACAGCCCAACCCGCAGCCGCACCAGCAGCCGGGCCAGCAACCGCACAACCCGCAGGAGACTCACGAGCAGCGCGAACAACGGGAGCAGCGCGAGCGGGAGCAGCGCGAGCAGCGCGAGCGGCGCGCAGATTCGGCCAAGAAGCAGAGCGACGAGGATCGCGAGAAGCGCCTCAAGCAATACGAGGACCGGCTTAAGGGCCGCCCGACGCCGACGCAGGAAGAACTCGACCAGATCGCCCTCGGCCATGCTCCCGAACAACTGTCGGAGGATGGTTCGGGTCCTGATCCGGCCGAAGAACTCAGCACCGTGCATCATATCGGCGGTGAACATCACTACGAACACCGGCAGATGCGAGCGAAAAGCGATCGAGGAATTAGCCGCGAATCGAGAAGCTAATCGCTGATGCGTCTACCTGCGACCATCCGTAATCTGGCGTCGGCCGTCCTCCGGGCGGCCGAAGGCCAGTATCGTCCCGGCCCGTGGTATTTGCCGGTCACGCACGGATGGCTGCCGGCTGACGTCGGCAATTCGATTAACTGGTGGCAGAACGGGCACACGCCACAGCTACTTGGCGCCAACCTCGCCATCATCGAGGCGTGCGTGTCGGCGTATGCACAAACAGTGGCGATGTGTCCAGGGAACCATTGGCACGGCAACAACAAAGGCGGGCGCGACCGCGTCACCAACTCGGCGCTGTGCCGTATTCTGCGGCGGCCGAACGACTATCAGACGATCAGCGATTTGTTGATGAATGTAACGCGCCAGCTTTACATGGAAGGCAACGCGTATTTGTTGTGCATGCGCAATGCCCGCTACGAGATCAGCGAATTGCACATGATGGATAATCGCTATTGCCGCGCGTTGATCGACGGCGACGGCGAAGTACATTACACGCTTGGCGGCAATTGGATCGTGCAGAACAGATACGGGCCGCTGACGACCGTGCCCGCGCGCGATGTGCTGCATATCAAGCTACACGTTGACCAGCTTCGCAATCCGCTGCGCGGCGAAAGCCCGCTCGCGTCCGCTTTTCTCGACGCCATGACCGCGCAATCAATCCTGGCGCAGCAATATCAGTTCTATCAAAACCAAGCCAAGCCCGGCTTCGTGCTTTCGACCGATCTATTGTTGGACAAAGATCAAGTCAGCGCTTTGCGGGATCGCTGGATGGAGCAGACCAGCGGGCAAAACGTCGGTGGCACGCCGATCCTGACCGGCGGGTTGAAGCCGCAAGGCTTGCCGATGGCCACGTTCCGCGACGCGCAATTGGCGGAAGTGCTGAAGATGAACAACGAAGGCATCGCCATGGCTTTCCGCGTGCCGCCGCAAATTATCGGCATTGTCGAAAAGGGTTCATTCCGCTCGACCGAAGCACTGATGCAGGGGTGGGTGGCGAGCGGCCTGGGGTTCTGTTTGAACCACATCGAGGAAGCGTTCGGCATGGCGTTCGGCTTGGATGGACAGCCAGATGATTATTTGGAGTTTGACACCAAGGCGCTGTTGCGCTCGGCGTTCAAGGATCGCATCGACGGTTTGGTCAAAGCGGTGCAGGGCGGTGTCATGTCGCCCAACGAAGCCAGAAATGAGGAAGATTTAGACTCGGTCAAATTCGGGGACGAGCCGAGAGTCCAGCAGCAAGTCGTTCCCTTGTCCGCAGCGGCAGCCATCCCGAGCACGGGACCATCAACAAAAATTCCAGCATCGCCGCCTAGTCCCTCGCAACCCTCGCAGTCGCCTTCTTCTCCGGCGGCGCCAAAAATAGATGAGGCAGGACGCGATGCATTCCGACGACGAGTACACAACAAGTCACTCCAAATCGAACGGGAGCGACAGCGGCAATTACAATGATGTGTTGGCGGATGAACTGGGCGACATCGTTGCTCAGTATCGGATGCAATGGGCGCGCGAGAAAGCAGTAATCGAGGCGCAAAGCCGCGAGGCCGTTGCCACGCTGCGCGCTGAATTGCTGCAACTGCGCTATTCCTGGGAAGCCGCCTTCCATCAACGCCTCGCCCAACTCAAGGACGGCGAGCGCGGCGCCCCCGGAATCGATGGCACGCAAGGTCCGCAAGGGCTCCGGGGTGAGCCCGGCGAGCCCGGCGCCCCCGGAGAGCGGGGCGAGCCCGGTGAGCCCGGACGCAACGGACTCGATGGCCTAGCCGGCGCGATCGGCCTCGCCGGACCGAGCGGCGAGCGGGGCGAGCCCGGGGCCGTCGGCGAGCGCGGCTTGCAAGGGCCGCAAGGGCTGCCCGGTATCACAGGCGCCCCCGGCATCGCAGGCGAGCGGGGCGCCCCCGGTTTGCAAGGCGAGCGCGGGGAACCGGGCGAGCCAGGGCGCAATGGCGCGGACGGCGCCATCGGGCCAGCCGGACTCATGGGGGTTCAAGGTTTGCCGGGCGAGCGAGGTTTGCCCGGGGAGCGCGGGGAAGCAGGCGAGCCCGGGCGCAATGGCGCCGACGGTATCGCCGGACCGCCCGGGCCGATGGGCCCGCCGGGGCCCACAGGGGCCGCTGGGGAGGCTATTCGGGGCGAGGTAGGCGAGCCGGGCAGGAACGGCGCGGAAGGCCGCCCGGGGCCGCCTGGGCCACGCGGCGAGCCCGGTTTGGCCGGACCGAAGGGCGAAACGGTCAAGGGCGACCAGGGCGAGCCCGGAAGAAACGGGCTCGATGGCGCCCAAGGGCCGATCGGGCTGCAAGGACCGCCGGGGCCGATCGGGGAGCGAGGCGCCCCCGGTCAGAACGGCCGTGACGGCTTGGCCGGGCAAGTCGGCCCGGTCGGCATGCAGGGCCCGCAAGGCGAGCGCGGGGAGCAAGGTCCGCGCGGCAGCGTCGGGAAAGTCCTGCCGTGGTCGGATCGGATTTTCTACGCCGGGGAACTGGTTACGCACGGCGGCGCGTGCTGGCAGGCGATCAACGACACCGCGAAAGAACCGACCGCCGTCGGCAAAGACTGGCAAGTCATTGCTGCATCTGGCGCCCCCGGCGCGTCGTTCACGGTGAGAGGCACCTATGACCCGCAGCAAGCGTACAAAACGCTCGATGTTGTGGTGGTCGATCACGGATGGTTCGTGGCTCGACGCGACAATCCCGGTGCCTGTCCTGGCGGCGGTTGGCAGTCAGGGCCCGTCGGTAAGCGCGGCGAAAAAGGCATCCCGGGCGAACGCGGCGCCAAAGGCGAGCCGGGCAAAACGGCGGCGCACTGGGTCGGCGTCAAGCTCGACGGGTTCGACGTCGTCACGGTGATGTCGGACGGCACCTTCGGCCCGCGCTTTTCACTTGCACCGATGTTCGAGAAGTTCGAGGCCGAGCTACGGAGTCGGTGATGCAACAACTTCTGAACGTGCTGACCCCGGCGGCGTCGCAGGACCTGATCAGTCTTGCCGACATGAAGATGAAGCTCGGCATTCCTAGCACCGACACGTCGAAGGATTTTCTGCTGCAAGAGTTGATCAGCAACACGTCGGAACTGATCGCCACGTTGTGCAATCGCGTGTTTGCTTACGAGGAAGTCAACGAGACGTTCTACCAACTCGATGACGGCTACAGCCGGCGGCTCTATCTTTCGCGGTGGCCGGTCAAGACCGCCGACATCACGGTGTTCACACAAGTCGATAGCGACACTGACCTGTTGCCGACGCTCAATAGTGGTTGGTTCCTCGAAGAAAAAACCGGCACGCTCTACGGCCAGCCCGATCTTGGCTACTGGTATGGGACCGTCAGTGTCACTTATTCGGGCGGTTACAATCTGCCGACCGAAACACCGAACTCATTGTTGTTCGCATTCGAAGCACTGGTGCGTGAACAGTACATGAGTTGGATACGCGCGCCGTCGTCGTTCGGGGTGAGGCAGATACGACATAAGGAATCAGCCATCGGTTACTACGGGCCAAACCTTTTCCCCACGACCGGCCTGCCCGCGACGTGGACAGCCGTGCAAACCGTGCTCAACAAGTTCATGCGCCACTGGGTCTGATCATGAAACATCAACAAGTCACCGCCGAGAGTGCCATTACGCTTAAGCGTCCAGCCGAATTCGTCTGGCGTGCGGCGGCGGCCACGCTGCGCGGCTTCGTCGGCGGCATGTCGCCGACAGTGATGGCGCGCAACATGTACGGCGACGATCCGGTGACGCCGCTGGTGCTGCGCGGCGCCACCACGCAAGCCGTCACCAGCGTTCCGGCTTGGGCTGGGGCAGTGGCTTTCCAAAGCGTGTCGCGGGCCATCGAGGAAGTCGTCGCCTTGTCGGCGATCGGCGCGGTGCTGCGCGCGGGCGCGCTCAATGTCGATCTTGGCCGCAACGCCTCAGTGCGCGTGCCCGGCCGCGCCACGTCGCCGGCTGACGCCGGGCAGTGGGTCCAAGAAGGCCATCCGATTCCGGCGCGCGCCCTCCACCTGCTGGGCGGTCCGGTGCTGTCGCCGACCAAGCTGGCGGTGTTGGTCACCATGACGCGCGAGATGACAGAGGCGAGCAATATCGAGGATGTGGTGCGCATGTTGTTGACGGAGGCGGCCAGCATCGCCCTCGATGCCGCGCTGTTCTCGACCAATGCGGCGACGGCGGCCATGCCTGCGGGGATTCTGCTCGGCATCACGGCGTTGCCGGCGACCACCGGCACCGGGCTCGGCTTCGATGCCTGCGGCCAGGACCTTGGTAATCTCGTGCAAGACATCGCCTCGCGCGGCGGCGGCGCGCATGCGTACTTCATCGCCGCGCCGCATCAGTCAACCGCCATCCGGTTCTGGGCCGGTGGCCAATTCGGCCGCACCGTGGACGGCGACGTTCTGCCGGTCGCCGCGTCCGCCGGTCTGGCGGAAGGCACCGTGCTGGCGATCGAGCCCGCCAGCCTCGCGCTCACCTTGAACGATCCGCAGTTTTCGGTCGCCAACGTGGCGACCGTGCATCAGGAAGACACCACGCCGCTCGACATCGTCAGCGGTGGCACCGTGGCGACGCCGGTCAAATCGATGTTCCAGACCGACGCGCTGGCGCTGCGCATGACCTTGACAGCGAATTGGGGCATGCGCGCGCCGCACGTGTCCTACATCACCGGAGTCGGCTGGTGATCGACGTCAGCATCGATGTTGATGCGCTCACGGAAAAGCTCGCCGCCGAACTGGAAGCGCTCAAGGCGTTCGTTCCAGAGATGGCCGAAGAACTGACCGACTGGCAGCGGCAAGACATGCACCGCCAGTACCCCAACACGCAAGAAGATCAGGACTCGGCGTCTACGGATATCTGGCCGCGCTCGCGGCTCAGCGAGGAAGCCGTTCAGAAAGAGCGCGCCAACCGACGCGCCTACTTCATGCGCCGCCAGCGCAGTATCAGAAATGTCGGGCCGCGCCGCCAGCCGGGCGGTGGGCAACGCTACCGAAGCCAGCGCCAGATTCTGCGCGATGTGTTGTTTGATCAACTCGAAGATCGCATGGACGCGCTGATGATCGAGAAACTCGGATGGCCGTAAATTTCGAAACCAGTCTCTATTCTCCCGAGCAGGATCAGTTCGGGCGGCCGATCACGGTCACTCCAATCGCTTCGCAGCCCAACGTCGGGGCCTACGAGAACCGGGGCATTTACGATTCCGGGCCGATCAACATCCTGCTCGATGACGGATCGATCTTTTCCGACCAGCGCACAATCGTTGACATCTGCGCCGCTGAATACGCCGTGCCGCCGAAGCAACTAGATCAGATTTCGATTCCGTATGATCCGGCCAGCGGGCTCCCGCCGCTCGGCGACTTCGAGATCACCAACGTGATCGACAACGGCGGCGGCGAATTGACGTTGGAACTGAAAAAGATCGTGTCCTAAGCCAGCACCCTACTACTAAATACATATAAAGGGCCGAGCATGACTGTCAGTTATGCCGCATCGTTGAGATCAGCGCGGATGCAAGCTGTCATCGCTGCGATCGATGCCAATGGTGCGGCCAGCTTGGAAATCGGCAGCAGCGGGATGGCAACGCTGTTGGTGACAATCGCCTTGCCGGCGCCGCCGTCGTTCACCGAAGCGAACGGCATCATCACCATGGCCGGCGTGCCGCTGACCGGCGTGGCGGCGGCGATGGGCCACGCGCTCAGCGCGCAAATCAAAGACGGCGCCGGCAATGTCGTCGTGTCGGGACTTATCGTCGGCGAATTCAGTGGCGACGTCATTCTCAGCGACGCGGATATCGTGCAGGGCGAGACCGTCACAATATCGAGCGCGATGATCACACACTCACCATGAGTATCGATTGCAGAATCAGAGCCGCCGAAGCGCCCGACACTTGCGCGGTAACGATCCTGCCCGGCGCGGTCGGCAGGATCGAAGCCAGCGAGGCGCCCGATATTTGCAACATCGCGGGCGAAGCCGGTGTCGTCGGTCTGTTGCCGCAGAGCGACGCCTACAACATCTGGCAGGCGTTCTTTGATCGCGTGTCGGTCGATAGTTTCTTTTCCGGTTACACCATCCGCCCGACCGTCATGTTGCCGGTGCAGGCGAACTTGCTTCCGTACCTTGGCATTTACATGGGTGACGAGGATATGCGCCCCGATGGCGATGCCAATGCGGGCATGATCCGCTTCAACCATTCCGGCAAGATCGGCTTCTCGATCATCATCGCCAACAACAATCGCAAGCAACTATTACAGCAAGTCGATGCCGCGTTCTGGCGCATCATGGGGCTGCTGTGGACCGATCAGGACTTGATGAACGTTCTGGTCAACAGCAATCCCGAAGGCGTCGGCATCGAAAGCATCCCGCGCGGGCAACGCAAATTCGTGTGGGGCTCGACCGGCGCCAACAACGAAACACCCTTCTGCGAGTGCCGCTACGACGTCACCGCGTTCTGGCGCTCGGAATGGTGGCCGCCGATCACCGACACGCTGGACGAGATCAACATCAAGACCGGCGTGAAGATCGGCGAGACGCCGGCACAGATGGCACAGCGTCATCAAGTTGAAGTCGATATCGTTCTGCAAAGCGACGGCACAACGAAAGGATCAGGCAATGGTCAACGTCAGGTTTCAAGCCCATACTCAACAAAGACGCCCGCGAGTCCCTATCGGCCGGACGCGTTACCAAAAGCCCGGCATCCGCGTCGAGCCCCGCGATAGCGACATGCGCCGCTTGTTGATGCATCCACAAGCCGGCAAGTTCCGCTCGCAAGGCTCGATCGAATGGCCCGACGATCAGTACACGCGCCGCCGCTTGGCCGATGGCTCGATCAAGCTCGCGCAGCCGCCGCAGCCGGCGCCAGCCGCAGAGCCGGCCGCACCAGCCGCAGAACCGGAGAAGCCAGCGCCGCCGCAACGGGCGCAGCCGCAGCAGTATAGAGCGCGTGAAACGCCAAAGCGCGAGACAAAGCCCGATCAAGAAACAAACGAATAGCGTCTTCCGCCCCCAAGCCCCCCAACGAAGACGCTAAGCCGGTGTGGATACTCCCGTGTTCACACCGGCACTGATCTAACAAAACTAACAAACCAAACAAACCCGCCTGATCGCTCGGTGCGGAGCGTGATCGCTCGATGCATGGAGAACCCCAATGCCGATCAGTTTCGCCCAAATCCCGCAAAATCTGAAAGTCCCACTTTACTGGGTGGAGGTGGACCCCTCCATGGCTGGTCTGCCGTCGATCAACCTGCGTGCGTTGATTGTTGGTACGGCGACCGGCGGCACGGCTGAGATGAACATCACGATTCCGATCGGGTCGCAGGCGATGTCGTCGCAGTTCTTTGGCGCCGGGTCGGAGATCGACCGGATGTTCAAAGCGTACTACGCGAATAATTTCGCAAACGAGGTTTGGGGATTGCCTGTTCCGGCATCAGTCAACTCGGAAAAAGCCACAGGTGAAATCAAGATCACGTCGCCCTGTACGGCGGCGGGCACGATCGCACTCTACATCAGCGGCGAGCATGTGCCGACCAACATTGCCACCACCGACACCACGGACGACATCGCCAATGCGATTGTTGATTCGATCAACAATTGGTTTGGGATCGGGACGATTGGCAATGCGACGTCGTTGCCGGTGACGGCGACGATGACGCCAGCGGTGGCGAGCGCGTCGCAGGCCATCAACGCGGCGACGTGGAGCAACACGCCGACTGGGCAGGCGACCTACACCACTACGGCGCCGCACAACTTCACGGTCGGCGAGCAGGTGCAAATCACCGGCATTACGCCAGCCTCCTACAATGGGACGTTCGTTGCCCAAACCGGCACGACCGGATCAACCATTGTCGTGCCGATGCTGAACAACCCGGGAACTTACGGCTCGGGTGGAAGTGCCGCCGGACCGCCGACGGCGCCGTCGCAAGTCAATCTGCTGTGCAACTGGGCGGGCATCAGCGGCAACGACATTCCGATGATGTTGAACTACTACGGCTCGCGCGGCGGCGACGTGACGCCGGTCGGGCTCGGCATCACGGTTGATCCGTTCCTGACGGGCGGCACCGGCACGCCGGACTTCACGACCGCGCTCAATTCGCTCGGGAATGAACCTTACGAATATGTTTGTATGCCTTACACGGACTCCGACAGTTTGTTTGTTTGGGAACAAGAATACGGGTTCTCAGACACGGGCCGTTGGGGTTGGGAGCGTCAACTATTTGGTCACATTTTCTCGGCGCGGCGTGGGGTCAGCACCGGCTCCGCCGACAACGGTTATCCCGATCTTGTGCTGTGGGGCGAGACAAACAATTCGGGCGTGGTGTCGGTGATGGCGTTCGAGAACGCCACGCAGTCGCCGATGTTCGAGGCTGCGGCGGCCTACACCGCCAAGGCGCAGCGGGCATTGGTCAATGATCCGGCGCGGCCGTTGCAGAGTCTGTCCCTCAATCAAATCAAGCTGGCGCCGATCCACCAGCGATTTGATTTCCCTGAACTGAATTCGCTCGCCAGCAATGGGCTCGCGATCCAGATGCCGGGCACCGACGGACAGCCGATGATCGCCCGCGAACAGACCACCTACCAGTGGAACCTGTACGGCGCCACCGACGACGCCTACGAGTTGGTCACGACGCTGGCGACCTTGGCCAAGCTGATGCGCAATCAGAAGGCCATGGTGACCAGTTCGTTCCCGCGCCACAAGCTTGCCAATGACGGCACCAAGTTTGGTCCAGGGCAAGCGATCGTTACGCCGGGAATCATCAAAGGCGCACTGGTCGCGCAATATCGCAATGATGAATTCAACGGCCTCGTGGAAAATGTGGAGCTATTCAAGCAGTTCCTGATGGTCGAGCGAGACAGCGTGGACCCCAACCGCGCTAATGTCTTGTATCCGCCTGACCTTATCAATCAGTTGCGTATCTTCGCAGTGCTGAATCAGTTCCGCTTGCAGTACGGCCGTGGAGTTGATGAGGCAATCATCGGTCCGGCGCCGGGGCCGTTCCTGGCCTCGTCGCAGGCCAACGGCTAGACCAACAACAATCAAAAAACCAAACAGTCAACCCAAGCTGACCAAGCTCGGTGCGGAGCGACGTCGCATAACCGCAGCGAGGATATAACCCCATGGCACAGCGCTTTGCTGGAATCGCCTTCCTAAACGTGGACGGCGCGCAACTGGCTTTGCGTGGAAATTTCACTGTGTCGCCATCTCCGGTCGAGCGAACCATGATCGCCGGCCAGGATGGCGTTCACGGCTATCAGGAACTTCCACGCGTGCCCTACATCGAGGGCGACATCTCGACCGTTCCCGGCTTCTCGTTGGAAGGGTTGCTAACAGAAACTGACAGTACTGTTGTTGCTCAATTGGCAAACGGGATGCAGTACACACTTTCTGGAGCAACTTGCAAAGGCGGCTTCGAAGCCAACACCCGCGATGGTCAAGTGCGGGTTAGGTGGGAAGGACTGATCTGCGACGAGTTGCCGATCTAACAAACAACTAATCCAAACAACAAGAAGGTGATGCATGAACGAACACGTCGGTGCAATCAATCAGCTTACCGAGCAGCAGCGCCGTGCGGGCCAGCCGCGCGGGCGAGAGGGCTTTGTTCAAGGGCAGGTGCCAACCGCCGAGCCGACGCCGAAGACGATCGAGCCGCCCCGGCCACCGGCTCCGCATCCGGGGCCCGAGATCGAGGCGTCGCCAGCGGAGCTTGATGCGGCGGCGCCATCGACCGAAGAACTTTGGCCGATCGTGGTGAAGCTGTCGTTCAAGTCGATCCGCAACAACAAGGGCGAGACGGTCAACGAACTGTCGTTCCGCGAGCCCAAGGGCGGCGACATCAATCGCTATGGCAATCCGGTGCGGATGAACAGCCAGGGCGATTGGGTGATCGAAGAACGCAAGATGCACTATGTCATGGCGGCACTCTCCGATATCCTGCCGCCGTTCCTCGATCAGATGGACCCGCGCGACTGGAATTTCTGTGCCTATGAGTTGATGCGTTTTTTTCTTCCCAGTCGTCGGGTCTTGTAGGCAACGAGGAAGACATCGTCCTCGATTGCTATCGGCTCGCCCACTACTATCACCAACCCCCCGACTTGTTTCTGGCCATGTCATTGGCCGACGTGCGTCTGCATTTGCGGCGCACATCGCAACTCGCGCGCCTAATGCGACGGGACTCTGATGGCGACTGAGCAACAAGTTCTCACCCTCACCACGGAATTCAATGATCAGGCTTCGGCGGCCATCGCCGGGGTGCGGCAGGCTATTGACCAGTTGAGCGGGCCCGCTGTGCGCGAGGCGCAGCGGCGCGTGAATCAGGAGATGGGCGAATGGGAGAAGGCCGTTCGCAATCTCGGCCGCGAGGCATTGGGGGTCGGGCGCGCGTTCGGTGATCTGGTCAAAGTCATCGGGCCGTTCCCGGTCGCGGCGGGGTTGGCTGGTTATGAGATCACGCGGATCATTCGTTCGTCGGCGGAATGGTCGCGCGGTGTTGTTGAGATGAGCAACGCCGCCAAGATGGCGGGTCTGAGCTTCGGCGAATTCAAAGGCATTTCTGAGCAGATGCAGCGCATGGGCCTGACGGCTCGGGAAGCTTCGGCTGGGATAGCCGGCTTCAATCGCGCCTATGCCGAAGTGCTGACGAGCGGCGGCAAGCGCGCCGAGATCATGAGCCTCGCGGGCATGGGCTATGCGCAGAACATGGCGCAAGTGTTGCTCAATCTGCGCGGTATTACGGACGAGACGGATCGGCTCAATGCGGTTCGGCAAGCTGGCGAGAATGTTTATCAGAATGCGGTGAATGACACGCACGACACGGTCATCGCCCGCTATCGCGAGCGGCAGTTCCTGGCAAAATTCAACGCCGAGTTTCTGATCAACATTCACCGCGATCTGAACAAGGAAGACGTCAAGCGCATGCAAGCGCGCGATGAGCTTAGCACGAAGGCGCGCGAGCTTAACGAGGCGATGACGGAGGAAGCGCAAACACGGGAAGAAATTAACGAAAAATGGAATGAATTTCTGGCTGGTCCAGAATTGAAGATGATCCAATTGTTGATCGATATTGAAAAGAACATTCTGGCGCGGATGGAGCAAACGGCACCAGCATTTGGCGTCGGACCAGCAGCGCCAGCGCGGCCGGGTCAAACAAACACGCCGGGTCCGAGCGAATGGTCATGGGGCTCAGCCTTCGGCATGGGCAAGCCTGCGTCGGCGCCATCGGCTGCGCCGCTTCCGCCGCCCCAAGGTCTTGCTGACCAGCTTGGACTTGGGACGCTCGGCGGCCCGGCGGCCGGGCCTGCGACCGGCGCGGCGAAGTTTTATGGATTCACTGATGCGGGAAACGGCGGCGGATCGATCGCCGACAACTGGCGCCAATCGGAGAACGTCGAGGACGATCGCAGCGGCCAGTTCGATCAGAACACCAACGAAGTTCGCCGGCTCAATGACAACCTGCAACGGATTCTTACCCTGACCAAGCCCGGCGGCGGTCTGGCTGGGCAACTCGGCTTGGGTAACATCAGCAGCCTGGGTGGGGGCGGCGGCGGGGGTGGTGGTTATCGTGGCACTACGGGCACAACAGGCACGGATGGCACGAGTCCGACAACACCGCCCCCGCCTCCGGTAACCGGTCCGACAGGCACGCCGCTCGCGGCAGTGACGGGCGGCCAGCCGTTCGGCATCAACGTCAGCCCGGAACGGTTCAGCCAGATAACCGGCTTGCCGCCGAGCTTCATGAACGTCACGGCGGGGCAACGCGCCTACGCTCGCGGCATCAGCACGGGGATGGGGCCGGGCGGCGTAGGGGTTCGAGATGCTAAATTTGTAGGTGGGAAACCAGCGGCGGATTGGCCGACGACGGCGGCGCCCGGCAGCGGCGGCGGTTTTGGTGCGACCGGAACTGTAACGGGAACTGGTGCGAGTATCTCTGGGAGAACATCTATCGCTGAGCTTGAGAAAAATTCTCAGGCTCAAGCGGCGATTGCTAGGTTTGCCGCAGCGAATCCGAACGTCACGGATGCCAAGACTCAGCTTTACAGTCTAGTGGCAGGCGAAAGCGGCTTTGGCAGGGACATGAGTCCTGGCAGGAAGTACAGCGGCTACTTCCAAATGGGGCAGGAAGAAACTTTTGCCGCCACCGGCCAACGCATCTCCGGTGCACAATTGGCCGCTATGCCTTTTGACCAACAGCTAGATATCTATACCAAGTGGGTACATCACGCTTCCCCAAACGCAACCAACCTTGGTTTATTTAACGCTGCCAGCAATCCGGCATTTCAGACCGCGTCAGATGACACCGTTGTCTATCATGCCGGTACTAGGGCGGCTCAGCAAAATGCAAAAACATGGGGTGCGAACAGTCCTGGTGGTCCAGGGGGCGACATTACTGTTGGTGGCATCAAAAAATACTATTCTCGCGGTGACACTGAAACAAATAGACAGATTGCAGCGGCAGGCACCCCGGCCGCGACTACCGCCGTAACATTCGCCGGCACGGGCGGCCCACAAGTTACTGAAACACTCCCGAGCGGCGCGCAAGTCATACGCGGCGCGGCGACTACGGCGGCGGTGACAGGCGTCAATCCGTTGTTAACAGGAATAAACCCGACCACTGGCGGTTCAATCGATAAAACGGTTCTGCAACAAGCCGCGCTAATAGCTGGATCAACCGGCAGCCATCAGGCAGTCTACAATTTCATCAAGAGCCAGGGCCTGACATATACCTCAGGTGAAAACTGCGCCGAGTTTGTCACTGCGGTGCTGTCAAAGGGGGAGGGCCTCGCGCCCGGCCAGTTGCCGGCGGGCGTGAAGTCGGATTACCCGGCGGCTGCATCCTATACGCACTACGGCGATGCGGTGGATGCGTTGCATGCTCAGCCCGGTGACGTCCTCGCTAGGCACGACGCGGGAGGCAGTCACGCGATGATCGTCGGGCCTGATGGCTACGACCCCAAGACCGGGACGCTGAATATCTTATCGGCCAACAACGATGCGAACCTTCATATTAAGGTCGGCCCAAATGGAAAGCTCCCGGGGTACTACGGCAACTTCCGCATCGGCCACCTGAACATTGGACCACCTAAGACTGCTACGACCGCGCAAGCTGCGGTTAGCTCGACCGGTCTTCCGACTGATCCCTTCGCGTGGCCTAGCGGTGCATCAGAAACTGCTGCTGATTCGATCAGGCGAATGAATGCGACTGCTTACGGGGGCGACAAGGGAATGACGCTCCCGAGCACAGATATCCTTCCCAAGAAGGATGACGTTCTGACGGGCAGTCGCTGGGATACCGGCGATGTCGAAGCCGATCGCGCGACTATTGATCAAACCGCGCAGGCTGCGCGGATCAAGCAACAAGCGCGCATTCATCTCAAGATCGCGCACAAGAACGCCCCGGCCGATGTGTCTGCCAAGGCTGACGGCGACGCCTTCAAGGGCCACACGATGGAGCGCACCAACGCGCCGCCGCCGGAAGCGCCGACCAAGTTTAAGGCCGGCGGGTTGGAGTTTGCCTGATGCCCTCGCGCACCGAAGAAGTCGTGTTGCGGGTCAGCCTGATTGCTGATGACGAGGCAACGAAAAAGGTTCAGGCGCTCAATCAGCAACTCAGCCAACTTGGCCAGCCGGCACAGCACGCGGCGCAGGCGGCGACGAAGCAAGTTGGCGAATTCGAAAAAGCGCTCGGCAATCTGGCGCGCAGTGCGCTCGGCGTCACCAGTTCTTTAGTCGATCTGGCCAAGGTTATCGGGCCGGTCGGGGCCGGGGTGGCGCTGCTCGGCGTCGAGCTTTTCCGCAGCATCGGGCAGGCCAAGGAATGGGCCCGCGCCGTCGTGGACATGGGCAACGCGGCGCGCATGTCGGGGATGCAGCCGGGCCAGTTTCGCGATCTCGTTCAGCAGTTCCAGCGGGCCGGTGTCAGCGCGCAAAACGCGATGCAGACGATCGCGCAATTCAATCGCGCGACCGCCGAGCTAACCATGGCCGGCAGCGCGCGGCGTGATTCACTGTTGCGGATGTCGGGCGCCTATCGCGACCAAATGGCCGATGCCATCATTCGGGTTTCGACATATCGAACGACCTATGAAAAGTTCAACGAGGTTCGGCATCTCGGAGAGAATGCCTACAACAACGAACTAGAGAGATCGGGTGACAAAACGCTGGCCCGTGAAAAGCAATTGATGTTGTTGGAGCAGTTTGGCGCATCGTGGCTGATCAACGTCAACAAAGACTTTACGCAGGCAGACGAGAGGCGTCTTCAGAATGCCGAAAAGGCATCCGAAAAGGCCAGCGAATTGAATGATGCGTTGACGGAGGAAGCGCAGACCCGCGAGGAAATTTTCAACAAAACATTAGGCTGGACGACTGATCTTGAAATCCGCATTGTCAAATTGGGAACCTTGCTTGAATCAAACATTTTAGATCGACTGAACCAAGTAACGGACCCGTGGGGTACGCACCAAGGGGCCGGGGCACCCGCGCGACCAGCGCCGCCAGCGCAATCACTGGGTCAACGTTGGCGAAATGCGTGGGGCATTGGTGGCGGGCATCCGGCCGCGCAATTCCTCGGCGGCGACGCGGCAGATGTGCTGGGCCTTGCTCCGGGCTCGCTCGGCCATGGTGACATCACGAAAGGCTGGCGGCACTCGGAGAACGTCGAGGATTCGCGCGATGCGCTCCAACAACATGTCGATGACGTCGCAAGGCATGGCACGGCGGTTGATACCAGCACCAAGGAATTCCACCAACTCAATCAGAACGTCGAACGGCTCATAGACAACGGCGTATTTGGTCCGCCGGTCGCAATGGCTAAGGGCGGCGTTGTTAGAGGGGCCACGCATGCGCTTGTCGGCGAAGGGGGGCCAGAAGCGGTTATTGGCAGCAAGGGCGGAATGGCCGTCGTTAACAAACCGACACATATGGTTCTCGGTGCGGATCAAACACATGCGGTTGTGCCGCTTAAAACGGGCTACGGGACTGCTGCGGTTACGGAAGGCCAAGTGGCGTCTGCCGCAGGCGCGGCGCCACCACGGCCCCCTGGTGGTCCGGGTGGCGTAATATCGCCCGCAATCCTTCATGAAGCAGCGGCAATCGCCAAGACGGGTAATGAGGGAGCAGTCAAAGCATATATCCAATCCAAAGGTGTGCATGTTGACGACGCTTGGTGCGGCGACTTCGTTGGCTCGATGATTAAAGCATCCGGCGGCGGTCTGCCCGAGGGATATGCGACCGGTTCAAGTTATTTGGCAAGGGGCTATCACGTTGATCCCGAGAACGTTCGACCAGGAGATTATGCAGCCTTCGAGATCGGCACGCACGGCAAATACAAAGGACTACCTGTACCGCCCGGAGAAGCCGGCGGTCATATCGGTGTTGTTGGTGAGGGCGGCTACAACCCGGAAACCAAACAATTTGAGATGGTTCAAGCCAATGTCTCGCGGGACTATTGGCGCTCGCCCCAAGGCATTGAATTTCGTCGCCCCTATGATGTTGGATCGGCTGATGCCGCCGCGATCGCCTATGGTCATGCGCTGTCTAGTACGCCTATGATGATGGCCGAAGGTGGCACCGTTGTTCCGCAAGGTCACATCCCGCCGCGCTCACTGTTCTCAAAACAACAATTCCAAGATTATTTGGAACGCACGCAAGCCTTGTCGAACCCGGTCAGCGATATCGGTGCGGCGATGCAACGCGGCGCTGCCGGCGCGGCTCCGTGGCTCGGCCCGGTTTCCGATTATCGCGGCGCGGCGACACCAGCCGAGGCGCTGAGTCATGCGACGTCGTCACGTTTATGGAGTGCATTCAGGGCCGTTGGTGGCGCAGCGGTGTCGCCGATTACGGGTGCTGTCGAAACGACTGTCGGGCGCGCCTACGCGGCACTGACCGGGATGTCGCGCGAACAGGCAAACGAGGCCGCCGGCACGGCGGTTTCAGCGGCGCGTGGAATACCCGCGATTAGTGATGTTACGCCGATGACTGGTGCCGCAAGAATGATCATGCAGGGGCTGAAACAAGGCGGGTCATTGGCGCCGCCGCAATCGCTCAGCGAGCTTGCCGGTGCTGGCGCGCTGCCCGCTGCCACCGGTCCTGCGACGGGCGCGGCAACGTTCACCGGGCGCGAGGACGATCGACGCGCGCTCGATCGTTCATTTGGTGGCGGTTTTGGCGGCGGCATGACCGAAGGCACGATCACGATCGAGCATCAGGAAACCGGGCGCAGTGGCCCGCGCAAGGCACCGCTGTTCCGCAAGCCACAGATTGCTCGGCAAACGCAGATGCAGCCCGCCGAGCACGGTCCCGACAATCATTGGTCGAACAGTGAAGATGTGGTGCACTGAGCCATGGCCTCGATCTTCGCCGTCAGCACCAAATATCATAAGCAATTCATCGGCAATCCATGGCGCGATGATCTCGTGCCAGCGTCGTTTCGCGGCGCCGAGTTTCATTGCGAAGCAAACAGTTTGGAGAGTGGCCGCCGCTTAGTGCAGCACGAATTTCCCAAGCGTGATATCAACTATTGCGAGGACATGGGACACAAAGCCATTAGCTGGACGGTGCGTGGCTATTTGATTGTCTATCCGGTGGACGTGACCGGGTCCGATCTTTATCAGCGCGACTACCGCACCCCGCGCGATGCGCTCTATCGGGTGCTGGCGGACGGCCAAGCTGGCGTTTTGCAGACGCCGACATATCCGCCGATCAGCGTATGGTGTCAGCGTTTTCGCTTTACTGAGGAAGAAAAGCTTGGCGGCTACTGCACGGTCGATATGACGTTCTTCGAGGCGGGCACCGAAACCTACGCGCTGCAAGACACGCGCACCGCGCTGATCAACACATCGACTGACTTACGCGACCGCGTAGTGACGCAGTTGATCGGCGTTCAGACGGGTGTCGCCACGCCGATAGCGCTAGTGCCGGGATCATAAACAAATGGACAAGGTTGACGCGCAAGAGGCCAGCGGCATCGTGATCCGCATGATGACGCAGCTTGCGGCGACCGTGCCGGCGAGCGGTGTCAGCGGCGCCAGCGCCAGGGCGGCGATCGGCGACGTCACCGCCAACGCCTATATCTGGCTGCGCAACGATACGCTCGGGCCGCCGCTCAACAACGTGTTCCTGCTCGCGGTGCAGAACGGCTGTACCTATCAGCAAATGGAGATCGTGCGCGCCTCGATCGTCGCCGAAGCACCGCAGACGCTGGGCGCCGTGCTGGTGCAGAATTGCGGCATCGAGCTATGCCTCGCCAGCGAAGGTGAGATCATCGCCAATACGGCGTTCGTCAGTCGGCAAGACGTGCAGATGATGAAGGAATCGATTCAGCAGCCGTTTCAGGATTCGATCGAGATTGCTGCCGATGACATGGATCAAGAGACGTTCGCCGATATAAGCGCGCTCTACGCGGCGGTGACCAACCATCTTGTGGTGACCGCGCGGCCGTTGCCGCAGTTGCTGAATTATCGGTTCAATCAAGTGCTGCCGACGCTGGTGATTGCGCAGCGGCTGTATGCCGATGCCAGCCGTGCCGACGAGATCAGGGCGGAAAATAAAATCGTCCATCCTTTGTTCGCGCCTGTCGAAGGCGTGGCGTTATCCGCGTGAACTCACATGCCGCCAACTCAGTTCAAGCCGTCGGAAATCGCCACGCTTAATGTCAACGGCATTAACTATCGAGAATGGGAAACGGTGTGGGCGCAAGAGCGCTGGAACGAATCGTTTTCGTTTTTTCGTTTCACCACGGCCGAGCGCAAGCCGATCCCGCTCAGCGCGGCGATTACCTTGGCCGACATACAGGCAGGCATATTCGGGACGCAGCCGATTCCAGATATCCCGGTCTATGTCTGTGACAAGCTCGTACTGACGCTAGGCGGTTCGCCTGCGATCGCTGGCTACGTCACGCAGCGCCAAGTCGCCTACGACAAAGAGCGCCATCAGGTATTGCTGATCGGCAAGTCGGCAACGTTCTGGCCGTTCAAGTCGCACATCAAGACCGAACAGGCCAAAATGGACGGCTTCGACATCATGAAGGTCGCCAATACGCTGATCGGCCCGCTCGGGGTGACAGTGCGGGCCGTTGGCGCTCCTGACTCGCGACCATTCGATAAATTGCAGGCGCCGCCGGGCGGAAACATTTGGGAGTTTTTGGAAAAGCTGGCGCGTCAACGCTCGGCGATTCTCGGCTCCAATGCGGCGGGCGAAGCGTTGCTGATCTTCGATCATACTTGGGGCTCGGCGGTCGATACCTTGGCCGAAGGCGTCAACATCAAAAAGATGCAGGCGGTCATTTCGATCGAGGACCAGTGGGGCGATATCGAAGTGCTCGGTCAGACGTCCGGCGACGACCAGAAAAATGGTCCCGACGCCAATGAAATGGTGGCCCATGCCAGCGGTCAAAGCTGTATCGCGGCCAATTGCGTCATCCCGGTCGAGGAACCGGTTCGCGGCCAGGATGAACTTCAGACGCGCGCCGACTTCGAAGCCAAGTGGACGGATGGCACGAAGAAAACAGCGTTGATCACGGTGTATGGATGGTTCAGCGCATACGGGCTTTGGCATGCTGGCCAGAATGTTGCTGTGTATTCGCCGAGCGTTCCGTTGAATGAAGTGATGAAAATCAAAACCTGCACCTGGACGCAGGACAGCGAGAACGGCACCGAAACCGTGCTCGAATGCGTGAACCCGGCCGCACTCAACGACGACACGCAAATCAACGTCGGCAATCCGCTTTCGACGGCCGATCCCGCGCCAGCGAATATCAAGAACGTTAAGTACAACATAACCGATATTCGCGCGGCGATAATCGGCGCGAGCGGCAGCGACATTTTCCTGAAGCAAGCGCTGGCGCCGAAAGACTTACCAGAAACACCGATCCCAATGCCGTGAGGTAGAACCATGGTGCATCGCGCAACAGGCCAAGCCACATCATTTCGCGGCTACATCGGCGGGGGCGCCCGCTCAAGCGTCGATACAATCAACGACACCACGCTCATGCAGAGCATGGCGGGCAACTTCATGAATGGCGAGTCGCGCGAGGGGATCGAGGCACCGCAGAACTACGGCTCAAGCTCGATTTGTCTACCGGCAGTCAAGGATATCTTGGGCAAAATCCAGCAATGCGCGGAAGTCGTGCAGAACTTCATCGGTGGTAGCCGCTCGTATCCAATCGCCGGTAACATGGATGATCGTCGCCACCGTCTCATGGGGCTTGACCCTGGCGACAACTCGATGTTCTCGACACAGGGCCGGAAGCAACAAATCCAGATGGCTGTGGAAGGAATATTCCACAGCCTGCCGATGGATAAGACCATGCGTATGGCGCTGCTCGATGAGCAGACCGAGCAGGATATGAGCAGCAAGAGCTATCAGAATCAGCAGACGGCGCAGCAAGCTGGCGGGCGCGCGCATGAAGCGGCGCGGGAGGCGTTGCGTTTCGGCATTATCAAGGACCTGATGCAGCCGCTGGTCAAGCCGAGGCGCGGAGTGCCGACTCTGTATGACCCCGGCGGCACCGGCAGCGCCACGGAGGGGACCAACGCCTTCGGCAGCTACGGCGGCGGCAACCGCATGGGGCAGAAATCGCTGAAGGACAAAAATCAGCAGTCCAAGCGCTTCATGCATCTGACTCAGGATGAAGCGGCTTCGAGCGGCACCAACGTTCGGCACTATTTGGATGACGGCAACGGCTACTATGAAGTCAACACGGACAAGAATGTTTATGTGGGTGCGTTGAAGGGCAAGGGCAGCTTCGCAAAAATCGTCACGCTCAAGGGCCCGATGAAAAACGGCTTGGGCAAGATTGGCTGATCGCCCATGCCGCCAGTTCCCGCAAGACGCTGGGATGTGCCGGCGCCGAGCCCGTGCCCGGACATCCGGCTTGTCCAGAATCTCTACTTTCCGAAATACTCGGTCACGCTGGATTGGCGGTTGCTGGATGACGGTCGGCTTGACGATACGCAAGCGCTCGCCACCGCACTGTGCGTCGCGCTCGGCACCGACGGGCTCGCTTCGACCGACGATCAGCTTCCTGATCCTGACTCCAGCGACCGCGAGGGTTGGTGGGGCGACTTCGATGCTGGTCCGATCTGGAACGGCTGGCCGATCGGCTCGAAGCTGTGGTTGATGCGGCGCGCGGCGATCGAAAGCCCGAACGCCTTGCGCGGGGCGACCGTCGCGCGGATCAAGCATTACATCTTCGCCTGCGTGCAGCCGTTCGTGGATAACCGTATCGCCACGACCTACACGGTGAACGTCGTGCGCGCCGATGTGCAACGAATCGATGCTTTGATTGTCGTCTATCGCGGCAACACGCCAGCCGTCGAGTTGCGCTACGCGATTCTGTGGGACGAATTCGTCAGCACCGCCTCCCGGTAAACAATCCCATGCCCTGGTCAACGCCGACTTTGCGCCAAGTGCGCAGCCTTGTGCGCGACAACGTCAACGCCATTCTCCCAGGCGCGGACGCGGCCGTGCCGAACAGCGTTTTGCGCGTCGTGTCTGATGTGACCGGCGCGACCTGTCATCTCACGCTGCAATATGTTGATTGGTTAGCTTTGCAGTTGCTGCCAGACACCGCCGAATCAATTTGGTTGGACCGGCACGCCAACATATGGCTGGTGAATGACGACGGCTCGATCGGCCGTAAGGTGGCGACGCTGGCCAGTGGCATCGTCAACATGAGCGGCAATATTTGGGCCGTCATTCCAGCCGGAACATCGCTGAACGTCGGTTCAGTTTACTACGAGACAACGCAGCAAGTGACGGTGACATCAGGCTCGGCGCCTGTGCCTGTCCCGACGCGCGCGATTGATCCTGGCGCCGCTGGCAATCTCGATCCCGGCGCGACAATGGGCGTGAATGCGGCGGTTGGCATTGATCCGACCGCGACCGTCGTGACGATGCAGGGAGGCACCGACACCGAGACGGACGAGGAATTACGTTCGCGGGTGTTACTGCGGATTCGCGAGCCACCAATGGGTGGCGATGCGACCGACTACGTTGAATGGGCGCTCGCGGTCCCTGGCGTAACGCGCGCATGGCCGTTCCCGCAAGAGATGGGCATCGGCACGATGACCTTGCGCTTCATGATGGACGACTTGCGCGCGGGCAATGGCGGGTTTCCATTGCCGGACGATGTCGATGCGGTCGCCGCCTACATCAACAAGGTACGGCCGGTCACCGTCAAAGACATGTTTGTCGTCTGCCCAATCCCCTATCCGGTCAACGCGCGCATCGCGTATCTGGATGCCGATAATCATGCGGTGCATGACGCCATCGTCACCAGCTTGTTGAACCAATTCCTGGTGCGCTCGAAGCCTGGGCAGACGTGGTATCGCGCGTGGCTCGATGAAGCCATCATGAGCGCGCCCGGCGTCAACGCGTATGATCTGATCGCCAGCGATGTTGCGATGCCAAGCAGCGGCTACATGCCCGTGCTGGGCGACGTGACTTATGGATAAATCATGGCCGACCAACATGTGCGGCGCAGTGGCGACGATTACGCTCAAGGCATGCTTGAGCTACTGCCGCATGGTCAGGCATGGCCGCGCTCGCCCGATAGCACGCTCGTCAACGTCGTTGAAGGACTCGCTCAATATTGGGGATTTGTCGATGGCCGGGCCGCCGACTTGTTGGAGACTGAATCCGATCCGCGCAAAACGATCGAGCTATTGCCGGATTGGGAGCGTGCCTGGGGCCTGCCTGATCCGTGCCTGATTAATCCGCCGCGCGACCTGACCAGCCGCCACAAGGCGCTGGTCGCCAAGATAACGTTGCTGGGCTCGCAATCGCGGGCGTTCTACATCGGCGTTGCGGCGGCGCTCGGCTATCTGATCACGATCACCGAATATTCGCCGTACATGTGCGGCGTGTCGCGCTGCGGCAATCGCAGCAAGATTTTCAATCCCGACGATCCGACGCGGATGTTCTGGCAATTGGGCAAGCCGGAAATCCGCTATTACTGGACCGTGCATGTCGCGGCGGTGAAGCTGGTCAAGTTCCGCGTGGCGTCGAGTCAGACTGGCATCAATCGATTGCTGGAAATCTACGGGCCCTATGATCTGGAATGCATCTTGAACAGATGGAAGCCGGCGCACACCGAAATCGTGTGGGACTTCTCGCCGTTGTGGGCGCTGGACTATACGAATCCATTCAATACGCAGTATCTGCCGATGGGGATACCCTAAATGGCCGACAACAAACAAATCAAGGACGGGCTGGGCAATCTGTTCTATCTGCGCAGCCGCGACGTGTCAGCCGGCCAGGATGGCACCTTGCAGCGGTCGCTGTTCTTGGCCACGCCGTATGCGCTCGACTACAAGCCGGGCGGCATCTTTCAGCGCTGCGATACGAGCGGGGCGTTCCTGTCCGGCCTGGGCAGCTTGAGCCCGGTCTATTCGTTCCAGTGGACGGCCACGACCTTGGTCGCCGCGATCACGCGCCTGCGCTTCCAGGTTTGGTCGGGGGGCACGGCCTTCGCATCAACGGCGATCGGCACTTTCAATATGATCACAGCGCGAGGGTTTACGAGTCCTGATTCCGGCGGCACGGAAGATTACTTTGGCGACGGCAGCAATCGGCTGCGGGCGGATATGACGAATGCCGTGGCGGCGATCATGATCGCCAACAATTCTGCGCTCACGCCCGGCACGCGCACCTTGGATTCGGCGCCGCTCGACCAACGCAGCTTCATGATCCCGACCACGGCCAACACGATGTTCAGCCCGGCGCCGATAACTCTGTTTGAGAAGTTGAACGGGGAGCATCCGTTGATCCTTCAGGCCAACGAGGGGTTCGTCGTCAGAGCGCAAGTTCCTGGCAGCGGGTCATGGAGCTTCGCCATTACGCTCGAATGGGCGGGCATCCCGAATTACTGAGGGGAGATAACCAGTGCTCTACAATCAACCTTTTGATCAGCCTGCCAATCCCAATGCGCCATACGTCGATGGCGATCCCGACGCCGGGATCGAAGGCTCGATCGTGCCCGCAGGCGGTGTTGAGTTTGATCAACGCGAAGTGGTTGAAGTCATCAACGCGGCTTACACGCGCCATTACAGCGACTTCAGCAACACGGCGTGTGCGGCGCCGAGCAACGGCGACCTGACACAGCTACGCAAAGCGATCGAAGGCTTCATCCGTACTACGCCGATTCCGCAATGGTACATCGACAACGTGGTGAACTATCAGGTGCACGGCACGGGCGCCAAGTATTTTGACTTGAACGTCGCGTTCGAGGACTTATCCAAGTTTATCATCACGCACAACGGGTTCGTAACGTTGGCATGCGCGGCCGGCAAGTGGACCTATGGTGCGGTCGGAGTGTCGCTCGACCATCCGAACGGCAATCGCATCACTGTCGCGGGCGCCGCCATGTTGTCGCTGCCAGTGTCCACCGACTTCACTGTGACCGGCTATGACGCCACGTCGCGAGCGAATGATCGCAACAATAACCTCACCAGATTGCGGACGCGCTTCGCCACCGAATTCGATTTTAGTTCGGGGCAGGGTGTTTACGCCTCGTGCGTCGGCATGGCGTTCAAAAACATCTTGATCGTTGGGGACCGCTCCGCGAAGGGCGGGTTTGGTGTGCTGCAAGGGCAACTGAACGTGGCCAATGTGTCGGTGTGGGGAGGCTATGTTGGCGTCGGCGGCGGTTTGTTGTCGCTCACGGATGGCAGCTTTTTCTCCGGGACTGGCAGCACTGGCCACGGCATCGGCCTCGCCAGCGGCGGCAACATGTGGCACGGCGTAAATACTCAGGTTTGGACCACGTCCAACGACAACAACGGAGTCGGGGCTGGCTTTGACTGCGGCGCCAATGGTTACGCGCAGTTCTTCGCCGAAGGCAATGCTTGGTCCGGGTTGATGTGCAGCATCATCGGTCAGTATCAGGTGGGGTCAAACTCGAAGTTCAGCTATAATGCGCAGCAAGGCGTGTTTTTAGATCAGGGCAGCTTCTACGCCGACAATTCTACGGGGGCCGCACAGTTCGTGAACAACGGTGGCCCGGCTGGCCTGTACGTGACAGTTCAATCGTCAGCCCAATGCCCCGGTGCGCAGTTCTCAGGCAATGGCGGTCCCAGTGTAACAGCGGGTTATGGCAGCATCATTAATGCGCCGGGGGCAGCGGGTGTCATTGGTACTTGCTCACCAGCGGCGAATGTGCTGAGCGCCGACGGGTCATACATCTTGGTATGAGGATCAACAAATGCTTTTGCTTTATTGCAACATAGCGAATGCGGCGATCGTCGCCATCCACGACGATGCGCAAGCCCCCGTTCCGATGTCGGCCTACGGCGCCGCAGGCACCATCCGCATTGTTCCTTGGGCCGGGTTACGCGGCGATTTGCAAAAGTTAGGAACGCCGCCGCCTGTTTCCAGTGATCCAACCGCGCAAATACCCGACACGCGCCCTTATGCGCAGCCGACCGAAACGCCGGCCATCCTGAAAGCCTATGCGGCGCAAGTCCGTTATAATTTGTCCGTGCAAGGCGTTTCGTTCACGCCGTCGGGCGGCGGCCAAATTACGGTCAATAGCGACCGAGAGAGTCAATCGTTGCTCAACAATCTGGCCTCACACGCGGCCACCCTGGCGCCCACCGCTTCGGTGGATTTCACACAAAACAACATGGCCTACACCATCACGGCGCAAGACGCGATCAACATGTTCAACGCGGTCATGGCGCAAGTGCAGACCGTGCGCAACATCGAGGCCACCTGCATTGCGGATCAGAATGCGACGACGCCGAGCATGCGCGTGTATGCCGACATCGACAACGCCTTCGCTGGCGCAAAGCGATAATGAGAGGCCGCCATGGCCGGTCCGACCTATTACGAAGCCACCGTCAACATCGCGATGAACGAGGACTGGGTGGTCCCGTTCGTCTACGGCACGTTTGCGCCGGACGGCATAACCGTGGTGCCGTTTGATCTGACGGGCAGCACATTGAAGATGGAAATTCGGGTGCAGGAAGCCGACAACGAAGCAATCGTCTCGGTGAACTCGCCCGACAACGGCATCGAATTCTACAACAACGATCCGACGACCGGCGAATTCTTCATCGCCATCACGCGCGACAAGCTCTGGCGCCTCTACCCGGGCAATTTCTTTATCGATTGCGTGCGCTTGACGCCGAGCGGCTATCAGGAACGGCTCTGGGAAGGCACGGCGACTGTGGTGCAGGGGACGACACGATGACCGAACGATTTGGCCTCGGCAGTTCCGCAGCCTCGCGCATCAGCCTGTCGGCCAACGTGCAGCCGTTCCCGGGTGGGCCGAGCTTGATCGTGCCGCCGATCGGACCGCCGGGAAACACCGGGCCGGTTGGCCCTCCCGGCCCTCCTGGCGGTCCTGGCCCACAAGGCCCGCAAGGCGCCATTGGTCCTGTCGGCAGCATCGGGCCACAGGGTCCGGTCGGTCCGCAAGGTCCCGGCGGCTCGCTTGGCTACGGCGGCACATCAACAACATCGCTGACGATCGCGACCGGGCCGCAGACGCTGACGACAACCACCAATCTCGCGTATCTGCCGGGGATGCGCGTTCGCATTGTCAGCAACGGCACGCCGACAGCGTGGATGGAGGGCCAGTGCACGAGCTACAGCCCGAGCGGGACGGCGTTAGCGTTCAATTGCGACTTGACCAGTGGCAGTGGCGCCTATGCGGACTGGAATGTCGGACTCGGCGGGCAGCAAGGTCAAGTTGGCCCTACGGGGGCACAAGGCGCGCAGGGGCCATCGGGCGATATTCACGCGCCTCTAGGCGGGCGCCTGATGTTTGTCAGCGGGACGCAGTTGAGCTATTTGCCGTTCAATGGCGATTGCATCAAAATCAACGGGATAATCTATCAAATTCCGACGACCGGCATCGTCGGACTAAGCAACACGAATTGCATCATCGATGGCGCCCCCGGTAAGAATCTGACTGCCGCCCTCAACTATTACGTCTATGTGTTCAATAACAATGGAACGTTGACGGCGGATTTCAGCACGACCGGCTACATCATTAGCCAAAACGCAGGCAACGTCGGCGTGGCGATCAAGAATGGTGATAATACCCGTAGTTTGATTGGGCTGATCTATGCTGCCACTGGCGGTGTCTTCTATGACAGTTCTCAGTATCGCTACGTGCGAAGCTGGTTCAATCGACGGCGCATCCATGTTGCTAGTGGTGCAGGGAACTGGGGTCCAGCCGGGTCTACAAATTGGGCGCAGACTGGGCAAGCGGTATGGGTTGTCATGTTTCCAGAAGACGTTTTGAATCTGACCTATGGCAATATAATTTACACGAACAATCCTCTGTCAACCGTATTACTCGCGCTTGGCATCGACACACAGGGAATGTTTGGATTCGGCAACACGTATGCAGGCGTGACTTGCGAGGAAGCAGGTAGTTACTATTCAGCAACTTGTTCTTTGTCCGTATCTGGTCTTAGTGCTGGGGTGCATGGGATAATCGGTTATTATCAAGTAACAAGCGCCGGTGCTTCGGCGGCCGGTTCACAGAATAGCATCACAGGGACGCTGACCTGATGTTTGATCTCGAACCAGAGTACGTCGAGGGCCTGAACATCATCGCGTGGTGGCACGGCGTGACCGTGGGCGACGTCATCCTACGCATCGCCACGCATCAGCCGCGCGGCATGCGCCCCGAGCTAATCGAGAAGGCGAAAGGCCATCCCGTGTTGGCCGAGCTTGGCGTTGAGCGGCATATTCAGAAATGTCAGCAAGAGCCGGTCGATCTCAGCATCGCGATCCGCTGGTTCGTGCACGATTTCTTCGTCAAGAAAACATGGCTGCGCGAGAAGCACGCACAGCAGGGTGCTTATAACCGCGCCGCTCGCCATGCCGCCGCGCCGCCGAAGATGCACGTCGTGCGGCGGCCGGCCATCATGCGATGAACGCGATGGAATGCGGCGATGAATATCGTGACGTTGATCGCCGTTCAGTTGATCACGCTCACCGGGCCGGACGGTCAGGTGATCGAGCTTAATCCGCTGACCGTGTCCACCGTTCGCACCGTGCGCGGAAGCGACCACTTCGTTACAGGAACGCACTGCATTATATTCACGACGGACGGCAAGAACGTCAACGTCAATGAGACGTGCCAAAAGGTTCACGAACTGTTGGAGCAGGCAAAATGACCAGGATCGTCGTATCAAGCGGCCATGGCACAAAAATCCGGGGCGCCGCAGGTTCCCCTCGGCCGCCGCAACATGATGAAGTCGATCAAGCAATCAAAATGATGAACGCCGTTGCGGCTAAGCTGAAGGCCGCAGGTGTCGAAGTCGTCACCTATACCGACACGGTATCAACAAGTCAGAGCGAAAATCTGGATCGTATTGTTGATTTCCACAATGCGCAGACCCGCGATTTGGATGTGTCGATCCATCTTAACGCCTTCGATCATTCTGCCCATGGTGTAGAAGTTCTCTACGTGACCCAGTCGAGCCTTGCGTCGAAAGTTTCGGCCGCAATTGCTGAAGCTGGCGGCTTCACAAATCGAGGCGCCAAGAAACGAACCGATCTCGCATTCCTGAATGGCACGGAGGAACCGGCGATCCTGCTTGAGTGCTGGTTCTGCGACCATACTGGCGATTGCCAATCGGCCGATGCCAAGCACGACGCCATTGCGGAGGCCATCGCCGAAAGCATGAGCGGCTATGACGTGCCAGACGAAGAACAGCCGTCCGAGCCGCCAACAGATTTGCCGCCGCAACCGCTGCCCGAACCGCCGACGGAAGCGAACCGCGTTGACATCGTCGGCTGGACTGAGGGCGACGTCGCGGTGGTGATCAACGGCACGCTGATCAACGGCAACGCGCGCTGTCGCAACATCGTCCGCATCCGCGCCACGATGACCGGCGACGTTGTTGTCAGTCTCAACGGCGAGGAATTCCACAACAAGCCGCCAGCGCCGGGTGAACCGGACGGGCCGACCGAGCCCGAGCCCGGCGAGGGCATTCCCGAGAATCAGAAGAACATCACCGCGACGGTTTTCGGTGGCGAGGCGGACAACGAATACTCGGCCTATGGGCCCTACGATTCTCAGGGGCGCGGGCCGTATCTCAACGACACTGATCTTTATGTCAGCTTGCCGGTCAACGTGACCGACGCGGCCATGCGTGAGCGCGGCGTGCGCGTGTTCAGTGCCGACAATGAATTGAGCGCAGTCGGGCCGATCATGGACAAGGGACCGTGGGTGGTGAATGACGACGACTATGTGTTTGGTGATCAACGACCGATTGCCGAGACTTGCTATAAGAACAAACAGCCGTTGCCATCAGGGAGCGGGAACAACGCAGGCAAGGTGCCCACGAATGACGCCGGCATCGATCTGTCGCCCGCCATGGCCGACATGCTCAACATCGAGGGCAAGGGCAAGGTGTCGTGGATGTTCGTCAGTGAGGACGAAGACGTCGCATGACCCGCGTCGGCAAGAAAGTCGCGGTCAGTGTCGTGTTCGACATCGTCAAGATCGAAGTAATCTGCGGCGATGACTATGAGGCGCAAGTTCTCTACGACGATATCTGCGACAGAATGAAAGCCGGCGAAGGCATCACACTGGCGCTATCACAGAATAGGAGCGTTTCGGAGGGCAAACCATGAGTATCGCTGGAATTCTGATCGGTGTTCTCAACTGCGTGCTGGTCGCGGCCATCTTGGTGTTGGTCGGTGCAATCGTCGTGTGGGTGGCATCGTTGTTTCAGTGGCCGATCCCCTGGAACATTCAGCGCATCTATTTGCTGATCGTGTTGCTGGTGTTCATTATCTGCGTGATCTCGTTACTCGTGGGGGCACCTATGGTGCATATCTTTCACTACTAGCGATCAGCCTGATTTCTATCCCGACTTGCCGCTACCGGCCGACGTGCCGCCGATCTGCACGCACTGCTAACCCGTTTCCTCCCGGACTTGCCCTGCCCTGGCCGCACCGCTGGGGTGGGGTTTTTTTTGATCAAACGGGCGGTTTGTTTTTCAGACGCTCGCGGAATTCTGCGTCCGTCTCTCGCCGATAGCCGTCTGGAATCGGTGTCGAGAATAACAATACCGGCGGCGGCGCCTCGCCGGGCTGCAACTTGATCAGCCGGCGAATTTCCATGGGCTCAGCCATCCAATCAAAAATATCGCGTGGCATTGTCTTGTTCCTTTCGTATGCTCTGCACTGAGGCACAGCGGGTTCTGACGCCCTTGTGTCTCCGGTTGTTCGGAAACTAAAAAAGGCCGCTCGATGGATCAAACCATCAGCGGCCTATTTTTTTACTTGAGCGGGCGCAGTGCAGCGGCGTCTTCCAATGTGATTTTCTTCCGCACCATCGTGCGCAACAGCAGCGCCACGAGTTTCGGCACGGCATGGCCGCCGCTGGCGTAGTAGCGCACGGTGCGCGGATCGATCCCGAGAAAGTGCCCGCACCCGACTTGGCTCAAGCCAAGTTTATCAAGTGCGAGATTGAATTCATCGGGGGACATGGGCAGCAGTTCGTTAGGCATGGTGAAGTCCTTTCGTTTATAAGTCGGCTTGGCGATACGTGAGACGCCGCTGTTTCTTCGGGTCAGCGCGTTCTGATCGCCACGGCCCCGGGCGCTCCAACGTCCGGGGCCACTCGCTATCGGAACCCTTCGATGAATGCCGCGACGCCGTTGCGGTCGCCATTGGCGGCGTACATGACGCCGATCATTGCCAGTTCCGGCCGACATGGCGGAAGCCCTGGATAATTTTGGTTCATGTCAGAGATCATCGAGGCGACTGCATTGACGAGATCGCCGCGCTGCAAATATTCGCGGGCCCTGGCCTTACACCATTCCAACCGTTCGGCCTCTGTCATGACAGGTGCCTTTCGTCTTCGCCGACGACAATCCGATGCGTCGCTTCATCGATGGTGACCGCAAGCTCAACCAGAGCTTCCACGATCAGCCGCGCCTCGAACGCGACTCGCCCCGACGTCGCCGTCTCGATCAGGGCCAGCCGGGCTTCGTGCCTTTCTTCCTTGGTTCGCATGGGGGTTCATCTCCGGTTGTTGGGGTGGGCTCGCAGCCACGTGCCGAGCTTGCCGCAAAACTGCTCGTCTGGGTGGCCGTCGCAGAACGCCTCGATCGAAGCCTCGATGTCCGCTTGCTGGGCCGCCTCCTGCCGCGAGGGAGGCCGTGGGCTGCGTGGCGGCGGCGGGGCTTGTGAGAGTGGCGGCGGGTCGGGCAACGCCTCTGTGCGCCGCTGCGGCGGCGCGGTATAGACTTCCGGCCCCGGACCGGGCGGGAGGAAGGCCACAGGAGGCCGTACAGGCACGGGCACGGGTGGCCAATAGGGTGACGACCGGCAACCCCACGGATCGCACAGGAGGACGCCAGCGCCCGGCGCCGGGCCTGCCGAGAGGGCGCCGAGCACGATGCCGGCAATGAGGGGGGCGAGGTTCATGGCACCGTCTCCCCGGGGGCAAAGGCGATGCTGAGCAGGCGCACGCCGTTACCGTTGCCGTCGTCGGTGTAGACCGTCATTTCCCGGCGCTGCGTGTGCGGGTCGATCTCGACCACGACGCGGGCGCGGATGTCGGCTTCCATGAGGGTCAGGTAGCGGTCGATCAGGACGTCGCGGTTGATCATGATCTCGTAGCGTCCAAGATTGGTAGGCTCGGTGCTCATGTTGTTTCCTTTCGTTTGACTCGATGTCTCCAGTGATGCGTTGACCAGCCCGCGCGCGCAGCGGAGTAGCCCATGGCTTCAGCGCAATCGCCGTTGCAGAAGAACTCGTCCACGTAGGACTCGCCGTCCCAAGTCGTGTAGCTGTAGACGGTGCGGCGTCCACTTACGTGCCGCGTCCAGCGATTGTCGTAGATGTCTTCGGACGCGCGCTCGTGTTCCTCCTTCTCATAGTGGTACTTGACCGAGACGATTTGCTGATTGGTGCGCTTCTGTAGGTCCTCGCGCGTCACAAGTTCAGCGTCGAAGTCGAAGCGTCCCCTACCCATTGGGTGCTCAACGTAGTGCTGCGTTGTGTGCTTGCGGATCGGCTTGCCGCACATCCGGCAATATGGCTGAGTGTTTGATTTGAACATCGTCAGTGCGTCTCCGCTTTGAGAGCCTTGCGGCCGTGGTCGGTGATGGTCACCCACAGGATCGGCCATCCGTAGGGAGGCCGGATGCGACGTTCATGGGGATGGATCAGGCCGCGCTCGATCAGGCAAAAGAGCGTGGCCGGCTTGACGTCGTGGCGGGTGACCAAGTTGAACTCGGTCGCCCCGGTCGGGCAGCCGTTGAGAATGTTGAGCACGATGTGCTCAGACTCTGTCAGGGTTTTCATTTGATGATCATCCCTGACACGTCGTGTACGGCAGGAATGCCCAACCCGTACCGATCGGCGATTGCACAAACCCCCAGTTGCCTGAGACGTCGAGCAACGCGAGCGCTGTACCGGGCGGCAGCGCGCCGACGATCGGACCATTGGGAACGACGCGCAGATTCAGCCACACCCACGGCGGCCCGATGACGATGCATACGGGCGGCGGGGGAGGCGGTGGCGCGACGATGACCGGCGGTGGTGCCACGACTACAGGCGGCGGCGTTACGACGATCGGTGGTGGCGTCACCACAAAGGGCGGCGGTTGAATGACCACTTGCGCGGTGGTCGCGCCCGTCAACGCCAGCAGCGCGGCGAGCGCAGTCAGAGTGCGTTTCATTTGATATGTTCCTCCGGGTTCGCCCGGCGCTCCAACGCCGGGGATGCAGCAGCGCATCATGGGGCCCCGCTCCAAATGGGGCCCGGTGCTACGCTCACCATCTTTTTTTGAATGAAGATTTACGCTTGATCGCTCGCGTGTTGCAGAGTCGAATTCCGGTTTTCCTATCGAGAAAATAGACGCGGACTTTCCCGGGTTGGAACTTTTCCACATGAAATTGGAAACGAGTTGCTGCTTTGGTCATTGCTTGCTCCTGGGTTTTAGCTGTTCGAGCCGGGCGAATAGTCTCTGAATGCATTCGACAGCGGCTCGCTCGCCCTTGAGGCCGAATTGCTTGAGCACGCGCCGGAAGTCATAGGCCGGCGCGTGGTGCTGCCCGCACACCGCGCAGAGATTGACGCGGAAGTGGCGCCTGCGGGGCGCGGGCAGCGCGATCGGTTCGAAGGTCATCGCAACCGGTCGCCGCGCGGTGCACTGGTGGTGCCAAGCACGTTGCCGCGCGCGTCGTAGTCCTTGGTGGTGTTGCCGGTTGTTGTTGACGTGCCACGGCTGTTGCCACGGGCGTCATAGAACCGGTTCGAGCCGTCGCCTTGCGGCACGACCGTGCCGATGCTGCGGCCGTCCGGCGCGTAGACCCGGCTTTGCTCGGCCGCCCCCGCGTTCGTGACTATGGCCAGCAAGAGCAATCCCGCCAGCATGACTCCGACCAACGATAGCCAGAACCACATCGCGGTTCTGCTCATGGGCTCGATGTAGGCAGGCTCCATGCTGACCGGTCGCGGCTTGACGATCTCGCCGGTTGACCAATCGACGGCCTTCCAATTCACGCCACGTTGCGGCTGCGGCTGCCACTGACGATCGGGATTGGTCCCGAGCAACAGCAGCAACAACCACGCCAACAGCGGCGAGATCAGGACAGCTAGGACGAACCAACCGAAACCGGAGCGTTGATAGTGACGTGTGGCCGCAATGCTGACGGCGATTGCGAACACGATCCAGATGATGAAGCAGACGAATGACATTGTCGTTTTCCTTCGGGGTTTGATTGACCGGCGACTCCAATCGCCGGGATGCGAGCGCATCATGGAGTCCGTCGCACACGGACTCGGTGCTGCACTTTTAGGTTTGTCTGATTTAGCCGAACAACTGCCCGATGAAGGTGATCAAATCCACAATCGAGAGCAGGGTGGCCCACTTGAACGGGCCTTTGATCCGCTTCGGATCGGCGCGGTAGTCCTCGCTGAGTTGTTGTAGTGGCGACTTACGCTTTTCCATGTTCAGGTTCCTTCGCGGTTTGAGCCCACGTCTTCGGCAGAAAGCCTTCCTTGCACAGCCAGCTATCGAGCGCGCCGAATAGCTCGGCCATCTCGACGGCCATGTCGGTGCAATCGTCGTCCGCGTCATAGGCGGCGTTGATCTCTCCGATTAGCTCACGCAATCGGGTTAGTGTTGCTTCCGGGTCCATGTTCGACTCCTTCGGGTGGATTGGGATAGAGCGGTCCGTCGCTCTCGTAGATGTAGCGGCGTTCACCGGTAGCCTGAAAGTGTTGCTCATTCTTCGCCAAGCGAGCCGCACGCGTGTCGCTGCGATCGGCAATGTAGGCGTCGATCTTAGCAACGACGCGCTTCAGTTCCTCGTGGGCGTGGTTCGAGCCCGTAAGGATGTCGCGCGCCAACTGGGCAAGCACAGATGCGTACTTGTGTTCAGTCCAATGCTTGCGATTCTTTGCAGTGCGCTCGCAGATGCTTTCGTACACTTCCTGCTCGCTGGGATAGTTGAGCCGCGCGGCCTTGTGCTTTGCCTCATTGATGTTTTTGGCAAAGCCAAGCCGCTCGTTGTAGTACACGCTATCGATGCGCCAGCCGGTGTTGCCGTTGCGGTCGATCATCGCTACGGCCATGCCGTTCTGGCGAACGCCGTAACGGGCATTGATGCCGACACCATCGATGTGGTGAAGTGTGATGCTCATTCAGAAACCCTCCGGTTTGAACCGCACTCCAATGCGGCGCTCCTGTTTGTTCAAAGCGGCCGTTGTTTGAGGCCGGGCGCCTTGAAGTTGTGATCATAGTTCACGTCACGGCTGTCGAAGCCGAGCGGGAAACGCCATGTCGGATCGCGATAGCCCCACAGATGAAACTTGTTGGACGTATCGACCTTGCGGCTTTCCGCCGGGTATAGTTCGACGGCTTCGCACTCGGCGCCGAGCAATTGGTTCTTGATCTCTTGCAAGTGCCGCCAGTCGCGAATGATCGCACCGTCGCGGCGGCGGATGTTCAGATGCAGCAAGCCCGCATTGTCATGATGGCGCACTTGCACCTGATAGAGATCATTGAGCCAATATTCGCAGCCCGCCTCGTATTCATCGAGCCGAGCCTTCGCTTCCGTTTCGCTCACGTTCCATAGCTTGGCGGCATAGGCCAGACTTTCGCCCGGCTCGATGCTCGGCCGCGACGCTGGTCTGAGCGGAGTCCAGTGTCGCGGCTTTTTGCTTCCGTTGGACATGTCTAAGACATGAACCTGGAGACATCAGCCAAGATTTCCTCGGCTGACTTCTGCACGACGGCGCGAACGTCATCGTTGTTGCGGAGAACCGGCGCTTCCTCCGCGCAAAGTTCGTGCTTGATCCGCTCGGTGATCGCGGTCAGCGCCGGATCATCTTGCAGATTGAAGGCTGGCAACAAGTCGGCAAGCTCGCGTACGTTGGCGACCAGCGAGTCGGTGAAGAACTTGCGGCCTTCGCCTTCGCCGTTGGTCTTGTACTCGCCGAGCTTCTTGGCCATGTGCCCGACCACCTTGGTGATCTGGTCAACGGTGTCGCGCGTCGAGCGAACCTCCGCTTGCTCGGACGCCGCCGTGATCTCGGCGCGGATGTCGGCAACCGTGTCGGCATCCAGCACGTCGGACCGGAAGTCGTCCGCCTCGGGCAGCGGCATGAAGGTCAAGTCGAGCTTGAACTTCGTGCGGATTTCATCGGCGCTCGGGTAGTCTTCGGCCTTCCACAAGCCGTTGAGTCTCTGCTTGGCTTCCTCCACGAATATCGGATAGTCGCGGCAGAAGTCGTCGGCAGCCGTATGAAAGTCCCGTTTGATCTCGCGGAACTGGCCGGTGAACTTCGCGTACAGCACATTCGGCAGAATGCGCGGGCCTTCATCGGCCCACGGCTTGGTCATGCGATAGTGCAAGTCGCGCGCCCGGCTGACCAACTCGGTCAGGCGCTTCAGCCGCTCGGCGTTGAGCAGCAACTTGTTGTAACGCCCGGCGTCGGCGCTCGCATTGTGCGCCTGATTGACTTCGTCGGTCACCTTCTTATCGAGGCGACGCGCCGTCCACATCGAGATGTTGACGGCGACAAGCACCGCCTTCCGCGACAGCGGCGAGGCGATTTTGGTGTTGGCTAACATGGTAGGCTCTCCGTTTTGTTTGGTAGGCTGAAGGTTGAAGGGGAAACGGGACGGACTAGGCGTCCGTCCCGACGTCGATCACGTCGCCCCAAGGCAACGTGCTTTTCAGGTAGGTCACGATGCGAGGGTCGCCATACGCCGCCCAAAGGACGGGCGCCTGCGGTTCCGGGCCAGGGTCGCCAATCTCAAGATCGGTCAGCGCCACGATCAGCGAGCAGTCTGGATCGTTTTCATCAATCCACTGGAACGCTGGTCGCAAGTCCGTGCCGCCACGGCCGACCGCCTTGAACTCGACTTGGTCGCCGTCGAGATAGCGATCGACCGCATTGACCCGCGTGTCGTTGTAGACGACCACGGCTTCCGAGATGATGCCCGCGTCCATCGCCGCCTGAACCTCGTTGCCGACTTTGTTCAGGACGTCGTCAGACATGGACAGCGACGTATCAACAAGAAACGCGACTTTGTTGATGCCGTCGCGCTGCGTGCCGGGCAGCACGAACCCGGTGTGTGCGAACCGGCGATTCGGTCGGTTCCACGTTTCTGAGCGGCTGGCGCCCGCGTCGAAAAACTGGCGCATTTCTTCGCGCCAATCCTCGGTCGGCGTCTTGCGCCGCTCAAGTTCCGACTCCCAATGGCCGGGCAAGCAGCCGGCCTTCTTGGCGAGCGCAGCGGCTTGATGCGCGATGACGTCCCAATGCGCGTCGAGATCGGGGGCCTGTTCAGCGGGCGCGTCGAGCACGCCACCGCAATCCCAAGCCTGTTGCTCATAGCCGGGGCGCGGCGTAGCATTGCCCTCCCCGTCAGCGTCTGCGTCCTCGCCCACGTCCTCGCCGACGTCAGCGCCGTCGCCTTCGCCTTCGTTAGTGCCGCCGTCCTCGTCACCGTCGTTGCCCTCGTCGCCGTCTTCGTTTTCGTCAACGTCGCCGTCACCGCCAGCGCCATCGGCACCGTCGTCGGCATCGCCGTCGTCAACGTCGCCGCCGTCGGCATCGTCCGCGTCACTGTCTGCGTCACCGTCAGCGTTTGCGTCAGCGGCTTCGTCTTCGTCACCGGCATCGCCGTCGTCACCGTCAGCGTCATCGGCAACGTCGTCGTCAGCGTCTCCGTCTTCGTTGCTGCCAGCGTCATCGCCATCGTCTGCGTCCACGGCATCGTCTTCGTCACCGCCAGCGTCATCGGCAGCGTCTTCTTGTTGCTGCTGTTGCTGTTCCTCGATTTCCAAGACGCGGTAGATGTCTTCGGTCGCCATGCCGGCAAACTCGGGACGGTTCAGCACCCAATCGGGGAGCTTGAACCCTTCCGCGAGAATGTCAGGGTTGATCGAATAATCGCACGCCTTGTTCCAACGCAGCGGATCGCGCCCACGGCGCCGCGTCGAATGGTGGCGGGCATCGTGTTCGCTTTCGTGAACTTGGATGCCTTCCAGGAACTCTTGCGACAACTCGCAAACGAATTGCGGGTTGTAGTAGTGTTTGATCGAGTCGGTGGCCATGCGTGGAATTGACCAGCATGGCACCGGCTCGACGTTCGCGACCAGCACGCCATAAAACTTGCGTGCTTGAATGATGGCCGCGCGCGCCTTCATCACCTTGTCTTTGGCGACGCGCTCCATTTCGAGGCGGTTCATTTCTGACTCCGGGTTTGTTTTACTGGACAGTCACGTCCGAATTTTCGACCGCCCATTTGCTGTAGGCGGCGACGTTGGCCAGCTTGTCATCGCGCGACACCGCGTCGGTCACCGTGAGAACTTCGAATTCACGCGGCAGCCGCTTGGCGTAGGCGATCACGTTCGGGAATGTCTTCCGGTCAGCAAGTCTGGCGATTGCCGTGCACACGGCGTAACGCTCGCTCGGCTCGCTCGGCACTTTGGCCGTTGCCGGGCTGGCCAAGATATCGTCAATGTTTGTCAGCGACTGATACATCGCCACAAACGCTTCCATCTCGGACGCCACGGTCTTACCGACCATTGCGGTGAACGCGCGCAAGCGGCGCGCGGGTGGCTGTTTGATGTAGGGCCCGCAGCGATAGATCGTGCGCGGGTTGGCCGACGCGTTCTGATCGCCGTCGGCGTCGCGGTACAAGCAATCCGGCCGAAACCGGATGAACGCGACAAGCTCGGGCGCCAAGTTGGTCGCCTTGGCGTGGGCAATCCACGACGGCACGTCCACAATCATCGTGTAGTGGGCGAAGCGGCGCCGCAGCGGGACCGGCATCTGAATGACGGCGCGCGAGTCCTTGCTGCGGTTGCCCGCCGCCAGGATCACGCAATTGTCGGGCAGCGTGTAGTCGCCGACGCGGCGATCGAGCACGAGTTGCATCATGACGGACATCATTTGCATCGTGCCGGTGTTGATCTCGTCAATGAACAACAGCGTCGGGCCGTCGCTGCCGTCAGACTTCGGCAGTTCCTTCGGCGCCAGCCACACCGTCGTGCCGCTGGCGAGATCGGGCACGGGCAAGCCGCGCACGTCCACGCTTTCGCGGATGTTGGTGTGGAAGGGGATCAACTTACTGGCCATCTTTTGCGCAATCTGATGCGCAAGTTCGGACTTGCCGATGCCGCTCGCGCCCCACAACATGACGGGCTGGCCTTCGAGCAGGTGCATGATGATTTGATCGACCGCGTCGAGCGCGGTGATCGCGTTCTCGACTTCGAGGTTAATGTCGTTGGTAGGCATGTTTCGTTTTCCTTCGGGGTTTGGCCCGGCGCTCCAACGCCGGGCACTGAGATCGATTTTATTTCTTGCGGCTGATCAGGTCCGACAGCGCGACCGCTGTAGGCGCATCTTTCGGGCGCCGCAGTTCCCAACCATCCGCGTTGTCATAGCCGGACAGTCGGCGAATGGCGGCGCCGCGAATAGCGTCGATGATCCGATACGCCAGCGAGGCTTCATAATCATCGGTTTCGCACGCCTGATAGTCGAAGCAGTCGCAGGCTTTCAGAACCGTGAGCGCTTGCTTGCCCTGCGGCATCATCAGGAAAGGCTCGAACCGGCGAAACTGATAGCTCGGGAGATCGTCGTCATCGCCGTAGCGATGGCGAACAGAGCGTTCGTTCTCGGTCAGCAAGATAGCGCCGATCTCGCTCGCATTGGTGCGATCGAAATAGACGCGCTCGTGTGCTCCCGGAACGTAGTAGCTGAGCTTGTGTTCGACAGCGAAAGTCAGCAGGCCATCGATATGATCGTGGCCGACGATAAAAGCAGACATGGTGTTTCCTTTCTCGGGTTTGCATCTCGAAGCGGCGCGTGTGCCAAAAACGGAGCACGCTTACAGTCATTCGCGACCGTCCCAAAAGCGATGACGTTCACCGCCGCTTGGAGATGCAGCGCGCTCGTAAGCGCGCTGTATTGATTATTTGCTCAAGTAAATGTTTTGGAGGTTCGTTGCGTTGGCGGCGATTTTGATCGTGTCACGTTGGACATGGTCGATCAGGCTATTGCGGTCGCGTTGGACATTCGCCAGCACGCACGCCAGACCCGGTGCACTCCGTTTCTTCTCGACGCCTCGGCGCCTTTACTAACCATCACCGGCCTACCGTGATCACCGCGATCCTCGCGCCTTGCGGCGCTACTGCGGGAACGGCCCTAGCCAGTTCTGGCGCCCGGACTTAAGCCTGCTAAGGTGTCCGGGGAACCCGACCCCCTCCCGGGGGCAACACTGTATATATAGGAACGATATTCCTAGGGTCAAGGGCCCTATAGGGTAATTCGTTACCACTGCGGGCTGGCGGTATATTCTGCCGAATAACGGGGGCAACCGTCAACATTTCGTTGACACGGGTTGCGCCGTATTGCAACGGTTGCGGGCGAGATGATTCCCATGACAGAAAATCACCGGACCTGTGGCACGTGTACCCAATGCTGCAAGCTTCTCCCGATGCAGAAGGGTAGCGATGCGCGCCATCCTGAGATCATGGCCATGGTTGCCGTGCCCGGGATGATTCGAGATTTCGATAAGCCGGCCGGCAAGCGTTGCAAGCACCAGCGCCACGGCAAAGGCTGCGCGGTTTACGATTATCGCCCGATGGGCTGCCGCATCTGGTCCTGCCGCTGGTTGGTCGGCGACGACACCGCAGACCTACGGCGGCCCGATCGGTCGCACTACGTCATCGACATCATGCCGGATTTTATCGGCGTCGATGATAACCGGATGCAGGTGATTCAAATCTGGATCGATCCCGATTATCCAGACGCGCATCGCGATCCGGCCTTGCGCGAGTATATCGAGCGGCGCGGCCGTGACGGCATCGTCGCATTGGTCCGCTTCAGCCCGCGCATCGGAATGTTGTTGGTGCCTCCGAACATGGCGAGCGATGGGCAATGGCATGAAGTTGTTCTGCCGGAAGCAACGGCGCCGCAATGGGGGCTCTGGCCCGACGAGTTTCGCAAGGAATTGGCAAGCAATGATCAGGGATGACGATCCGCTGTTGATCCAGCCCAAGAACACCATGCCGCGCATCGATGCGATATGGGCGTTTCTGTCGGTTGATGAAAAGGATGGCAACGAAGGCGTGACGGCTGCGACGATGAGCGGTCAACTCGTGCCGCTGATCGCCGCCGACGAAAAGCGGTTGGCCTCGCTGCGGCCGATCGCGCAGAACATGGTCGAACGGTTTGGTATGAAAATCAGGCTGGTCAAGTTTCACGTCCGCGAAGTGATCGAGGAATATAGCCCAACCTCAAACCCGAAGGAGTCAGCGTGACCGAGAAGCTTCTGCATGTAAGCCTGTTGGTAAAAGAAAATCATGTGTGGGATTTGCTCCGCACATTTGACGAGCACAAAGTCGGCAATGTTGAAGTGACGGCCGTGGTGCCGCCGCCACTGGCATTGCCGGCGCCAGAGCGGCAGCGTGCAAAGTCAGCGGGTCGAGTGCCGGCCGGGCAAAACAAGGAAGCCGTGCTCGCTGCCACCAAGCCCGGCGAAACGTTCAGCGCGCGCGACGTCAGCGCCAAGACCGGGATCACCACCAAGCAAGCGTCAAGCGCACTCTACAATCTGATGCTCAACGGCATGGTGCGCCGTGCCGGTTTCGGCAAATTTCGACTCACCGCAGCGGGGACCAAATGACATTCAAAGCCTATAAAAGTTACCAGTTTGTTGACAAGGACCCGGTGATCGACGTGGTCCGCACGGCGGTGCAGGACTCCAAGCTGAGCTATACCGACATCCACGATCTCAGCGACGTGTCGGTCAGCACCATGTATAATTGGTTTCACGGCCAGACTCGCCGGCCGACGCATGCGGCGGTGGCGGCGGTGCTCGGGGCGCTCGGCTATGAACTGACGCTGGCGCGGAAACGCGCGGCTAAGGTGATCCAACTCGATGCCGAACGGGCACAGCGGGCGCGAGCCAGGGCGGCCAAGCAGAAACGGCAAGCGGCATCGTAAACGAAATAGGACGGGCATGGGGATGGATACCGGTTATCTGATTGATCCGAGCTTGCAGCGGGTCAGCTTGATCGAGCTTGAAACGCCAGTGGTGGCCACCATCGAGCGGTTGATCGGCGACAGCTACGGCATCGATCATGCGACGATCAGCGATGTCGGCGACATGATCTGGGTCGCGGGCGGGAGCTTGCTGGCGCAGAAGCCGGTCTATGCGTTTCGGTTGCCGGTGCAGCGCGATCCGTTTGCGGGCAAAGCGATCATCATCGGCGGCGATGACCAGCACAAACCGATCATTCCGATCGACGTGGTGAAACAGGACATCGAATGGCTCGGGCTGATCGTGCCGACCGTCACCGTCATCAACGAAGAAACTGAATTGTTCGGCCGGAAAGCAATCCGGCATCGCGCCGTCGTCACTTACGAAAGGCCCAAGAAATGAGCACTACTGAGATTGAGCGCCCGCACGTGCAGACTATCGATGATGCCGATCTGGTCTTGCTCGGCATGCTGGTCGATGCCCACGGCTTGCCGGAAGTGCTATGGGGACTGGCGCGTGTTTGCTCGGATCGCGCGGAAGCCATCGCCAAGGACGACGCACACCGGGCCAATGAGTGGATGTCGCATTCGGTGCAATTAGATGATCTCGCTGCCGAGATCGGAGAATGAATTGCGCGACGTGTTGATCATCGCGCCGCTGGCGTTCGGCGTCGGATTCTTTATCGGGGATTCCTGGCAAGACTCTGCGCCGGTCGCGGTGTCCAGTGGCGGCCTCACGATCGTGCAGCGGTTGGCGCCAACGCCATCGTCAACGCCACCGCCATCGCCGACGCCCACGTCAACGTCTACGCCTTCGATCTCGGCCTCGCCCACGCCGTCGCCAGCGTCAACGTCTCTGTCTGCGGCCACGGCTACGTCATCGCCTCCGTCAACGTCCACGTCAACGCCTTCGCCTTCGCCATCGCCAGCGTCCTCGCCTTCGTCTGCGGCAGCGTCCTCGCCTTCGTCAACGCGCAATATCTGCTCGCCCGGGTGGCGCGAGAATTTCTATCGCCACGGAGTTCTGCACTGGCGGTGTCGCTATGGCCGATGATCAATGGACCGCGCAAGACAAGTTGGCCTGCATCGAGCGCGAATTGCGCTACCGGCTGCGCGTCTATCCGCGCCGGGTGGCCGAAGGCAAAATGACAGAACAGCAAATGCGGCGCGAGATTTCCATCATGGAAGCAATCGTCGCCGATCTGCGGGCCAATGCTGAGAGGGACCGGTTGATATGACGGATCAGGAAACGGAAACGGGATACGGGCTGACGGTCGGCTTTGATCCGCTGTTGCGCAGCTTGCGCCGCCATTTTCTCAAACCACGCTACGACATTCCTGATAAGACAACCGCGCGCGCCATCAAAACTTCGCCGACGTCCTCGTCAGCGTCTACGCCGACGGCCTCGTCATCGTCATCGCCCACGTCAACGCTCTCGCCACCGCCCCTGCCTTCGCCAACGTCGTCGCCATCGTCACCGCCCTCGCCAGCGCCAACGTCTTCGCCCTCGGTGCGTCCGTGATCCAGCATCTACGGCATCGACTATGTCCTCGTTACCGTCATCGTCTCCGTCAATGCCCGCGCTAGAGCCGACGCCACCGCCTACGCCGACGCCAACGCCCTCGTCATCGCCGACGCACCGTCAACGCCTTCGCCGACGTCTTCGCCAACGTTCTAACCACGGGAGTAACTAAGCCATGCAGCGCGCCTACCAAATCGCATTCATCAAAGGCTACATCGCGCATCCGTACTGGCCGCAGCGCGAGCGGCTGATCAACATCCAGAAGGAGTCCGGGACCAAGCGCGTGCGCTCGGAGGAAAAGCGCGTCAAGGTCTTGCGCGACTATCTGGCCACCAAAAACATGAGCATGGCCGATTACGAAGCGCTTGAGGAAGAAGCCGATCGCCAGTTCTATACGGCGGCCGATCTCGACAATGCCGACGGCCACGACACGACCGAGATTGTGATCCCGGCGCATCAGATATACGGCATGGCGGCGCAAGCTTGCGGTCTGGCCTCAAGTTCGATCCGCATTGCCCGCGCCGAAAATCTGCGCACGGTCCTGACCGTGTCCGACATATTCACCGGCAAGCACAAAGCAGACGGCGTATGGGAGCGTTTCGTCGTCGTCACCGCTGGCGCCGGCAACAAGCTGAGCAATCAAAGAGCGCTGCGCAGCAACGAGTATGTTGGTCCGTTTCAGGCGACATTTGAAGTGAAGTTCAGCGAGGAAGTCATCGATCCGAAAAAGGTTGACGATTTTCTCGGCTTCTGTGGCCGCGAGATCGGCGTTGGCGCCAGCCGCAAGCTCGGTTGGGGCCGCTTCGAGATCGGCAAGGCCAAAGCCAAATGATACACAAACAAGAAGCTGAGTTGCTGGTAGCAACTATCGCCAAGCTTTCTAACGTAATTGTGCCTGTGGAAGCGGCGTTGGAAGCGATGTACGCCGTCGAACTCGCACGGTATGACCGGACAAAGAATCGGGGTGTGCATTATAAACCGCAAAGGTCATCTGCAACCTTAGAAGCCGCAGAATGAACCATGCCCATGAACTTTGAAGTCCAGCGGCGCCAGTGCAAAACCTGCATCTTCCGAGCAAAGCACTGGCCGCCCGGTTTCCTTGAAGCCAAGCTCGATGACATCAGGGACCCGGCCATGGCTGGGTTTTTTCTGGGCTACAGAATATGCCACCACAGCAAGGCCGCATGCTGCGCCGGATTTTGGGCCCGGCACAAAGACGACTTCACGTTCGGGCAGATAGCGCAGCGCCTTGGCTTGGTGGAATACGTGGACGACGATCAGCTTGACGGTTGAAACGCTGCGTCGCTAAGATCAACCGTCGAGTTTGGTAGGCTCGCAAAAGCTGGCGGCGTCCGTCGTGGTGTTCGGACGTTCGCCAGCTTTTTTAATGCCCCGATCGCACTGGACCGAATCAGCATCGAATCAGGAACGAATCGGTCGCTGGCCTAAAGTCTGGCAAGTTATGGATTAGCTTTCGGGGAAGTGCCGCCGTCGGCAATGGAAGTCCGGGCTTCGCGCCTACATTGGCCGGCGGCGGCGATCTCGGCACCTTGCCGTTGGGCGTCAAGCGCCTACTGGCCGAGATCATGGCGTTCGGGTAAAGGACCGCCGCCATCGCTGTTTTGAGGCGACGGTCCTTCCCCTCTGGCGCCCCTGGCGCGGGCTCATCGAAAGTGCGCCGGGGCTAACCTGTCAACGGAAAGTAGACACCTTTGCGGGAGACTGTCAACCGGACGGAGACAGCTTCCGAGAATTGGTGCCTCGGTGGTCATCATGCGGCGGGCAGCAATTGCAGCGCCCGCTGGTACTGAGAGTCTAGCTCTTTGTTGGCCGCCGCGTCGGCGAGGACCATCTTGCGCAGCAGCGGCATTCCGCTATCGATCGACTCCAACACTTCGGCCCGCGTCGCCGGCCGCCCTTCTCGATAGTAATCGATCCGCTTGGGCTCACCGAGCCGGATCAGAAAGCCTGCCTTGCCTTGGCCGACCGGGAACGCGGAATAAGTCAGCGTGATGTAGATCGCGCAGGCGCCGGGATTGCGGTCGAGATGTTCGCCGGGCGGGGCGATGACCTCGCCGCTTTCCAGCATCTCGGCGATGCCCTTGGCGTTGCGGCGCATGCGCGGCTGGCTCAGAAACGGGCACGCCTTGACGCCATATTCTGCGCATTCCAGATGCGATGGCGGTTCCGACGTGACGCGGTTAACCACGCACATCGGCCCGATCACGAAAGCCAAATGCCGTCCGAGCGTTTGCCCGCACAGCCAGCATAGTTTCTGATGCACCGCGCGCTTGTACTTGCGCATATCAGCGGCGCGAAAATCATAGCTGCCGTCGTCGCCGCGCGTCACAAACCACGGCACGACATAGCCGTTCTCGGCGATCGGCAGATGCCGCATGCGGCGCGGGATCGGGATGGCAAGGCTGCGTTCATTCAGTTGGTTCATCGGGTTGCCCTTTAGTTTTGGAAGTTTGATTGTTCCCATATCGAGTTTTTTCATCAGTTCGACCGCCATCTCAGCTTCTACAAGCGGAATGCGTCGATCACTGATGCGCAGTTCCCAAAGATGCCGTTCCCTTTTCATCATCAGGCTCTGCACTCTCTAATCGCCGCAACGTCTCAGCGATGATCTCATGCCCGATCTTCGCGTCATCCCAAGTGGCAAAGTTCCAGCGACAGCCCCCGTATTCGCCGCCAAAAACTTCGGTTTCGAATAGCAGCGGCGGTCCGTCGCTCGGCACAAGATCGAGCCCGGTGAAAATCGTGCTGACGCTGATGCCGTCAGCGATCCGCGTCAGCCCAACCCGGCGATTGCCGATGTCCTGATACCACGCGAACCATTTGTCATCATTCACGCACGGCACCGGCCGATGCTCGGCATCGAGCCAGTAGGTGAACTGATCCATCACGCCATTCATGCTAATTTCCTCAATCTTGCTCCGTGTTTGGCGAGAACGGCCTGGATGCGCGCGATGACTTGGTCGCCGACGCCGGGCGCGGCGCGCAATTCGGCTTCGCTGAGCATCAGCAAGTCGCGAATGAACGTCAACGGCCGTGGCTCTGCTTGGTGCTTCTCAAACTTATTCCAACTGTTGAACGCGTTCATCAGCCGCTTCTGATAATCGAGCCCCCAATCGACGGCTTCCAGCGGGACTTCAAGGAACGCTAAATCCAATTCGACCGTCTTGCCATCGGACGCGTCGGTTGGCGTGAGTCGCAATGCGGTTTGCAGCAATTGCAGCGCTTCAGATATTTTCTGCGTCGCTTCCAGAACCATCATGATCGGCGAATTCTCAGTCATCCGAGAACCCCTAATCGTCGGCTACGCGGCGGTGGATTGCCGAATCTGGTCAGCAGTCGCTGCATGAGCGCGAGATAGGTCCCGGCCAGTTGCTCGGCTGCGGCGTCCATCGTCGGTTCTTCGGACAGAATAGCATATAGTTGGTCCGTTAGTTCCTGGAGTCGTTCTTCTTTCGATTGCATTTGAGTCCCCCGTTTGTGAGCACCGCCGCCGGACCAGGGTAGCGTGGAAGTCCGGCGGCGGCGAGCCTCGCGATCTTAAGGCCCCTTAAGGCCGCGCGGCTTAGGCTTCGCCGCTCTCGGCGGCGCGCAGTTCGTCGGCGGCGCGCTGAATCGCCGACGCGATTTCTGAGCCGCTGATCTTTTCGCTGCCGGTGATGTTCTTCGCCACCGTGGCACCGAGCTTTTCGGCGTCGTCCCACACCAAACGTTTCAGGCTATCAGCAATCATTTTTAGATCGCTGCTGCCTTTGTTTGTCAGGAACGAGCTACGCATGTGCGGCGGCTTGAATTGTTCCGGCGGCGATGGCGCTGGCGCCGACTCGGCGCGCATGTCGTCGGAAAGTTTCTGTAGATTGACCGGCGCTGGGCGCGGCGGTTCGCGGTGCTGTGCAGATTGGTCAGTCATCGTCTACTTCCTCCGTGGTGTTGAACTCTGGGTGGACTTGGCGACTTCGGATTGGTGAGCTTTCAGATGCTTCATCACGCGATGCGCGTGTTGCAGTTTGCGAATGCGCGGATCGGCGGCGGCCTCGCGCTTTTCGTCTTCGGTCAACGCGCGCGGCGTTAGTGTTTCATCAAATGCCAGCATCTCGCCGCAGTCGATGCACATCGTCCAATCGCCCACGCGGGGGCTTGCGTCGCCGACCGCGTTGGTGGTGGCAGTGAACGCTAAACCGCACGCGGGACAGTTGGATTCCAGCATTCTGCGAGTTGCCATTTCAGTCCTCGCGTTTTTTTAATTTGTCCGCGCAAAGGGGCATCATCGTCTGTCACCGTTCCTGTTGGTCAGGTACGAGCACTAGTTGCTCGCCGTTGAAGATATGAATCAGTCCATCGTCATTCTCGACGGCGTACCGAGGACTGCCGCTGCGCTTGGAAAAGGCGGCCAGCACCACACCAGCAAACGAATAATCCCCGCCGCGCTTGGCTACCCGGTCCCCCTCGTGGAAGAAAAACGGGATCGCGTTAGCGGCCCTATATTTTGGATCTCTGGTTACGTCACGCATTACGTAGTCTTGCCTAATCTGACTAGCGTTTCGATGGCACACTGCTCTGGTGATTTGCCTTCGATCACAGCGTGTAGTCGGCGTAGCGCGCGCTGAAGATAGTCTTCGGTAATCGTCACAGGAACAAACCACAAGCCGTCGTCATTGGCTTGGTCATCAACCACAGCTTTGATCGCAGCCTCGTCCATCTGTCCGCGCAGGGCAGCTTCAGCTAGGCGAATGGCTTCCGGGAGCGCTGGCCAGCCAGCATTCGGATAAATATCTCTGTACTCTTTGACCAGAGCCCTTGCAGCGCGCTCTATATCCACGGGACTATTCCTTTCTCGGAACTTAGAGGCGACCTAACCGGGCGGTTCATTCTCTCGTACTAGTTTGGCTATCAGAGAGCCTTGCCGACCAAACCCCGACCCTGCTTGCATGGGTGGCAGATGCCGATAGATCGCTTCTAAGTTCCTACTGGCGTTTCTCACTCTGTTGGCTTTGGAGAATATTCACTGACAGCCCTTACAATAAAATCTCGTTCCTCGACCGTGATGTAGTTCGGTAACTCAACGATCCTCAATCCGCCGCCCATGTCTCGCACTTGCGGTTCGAAGAATTTGGCAATGATCGCGTGACGTAGTTTCTCAGGTTGTTCCACGGGCTTCTTTCACAGTGTTGGTGGGGCGGGCCGCCGAGCCGGGCTCGGACTCCGAAGGCTATCGACCGCCCCTGCTAAGTGCCCCATATCCAGGGGCGGGAATTTCGTCGGGACTATTCCTTTCCCGCAAGGACTGATTGAGCGTACTCGATTGCGTTGCGCTTGGCAGTCCATTGCAGACATCCAGGCTTCAGCGACCAGTTTGCCTCATTCGCAAAATCTTGGATCACACGCCGATATCGCTCTTTTTCTCCTACAAGCTGATCATAGACTTGACGAAGGCGCTCATTCTCGCGCTCAAGCCTATCGATGCCCCATTCGTCCAGCCTGGAAACCGTCACCGCTGTCTCCTGTCCTACGCGAAAAGTTGGCTTTGGAGGTCGATATACTCGCTTTCGGTGGCCCACACCTGCCAGACTTTACCGGCGCTATTAGCACGGACACGGAATCCGCTACGCTCAGCAACCCCAGCAAGTCTCTTTGGGACGGTGCGCCATTCCAGGGCGTCCTCTCGGCGAACTGCAAAGGGCGATTTGTTCATAACCGGTGTCCGATATGTCCTATCCTAGCCCTTCGAGTCGGTTATGGTTGTCGGAGCGGCGCCGCACCCGACAGGCGTTCCAGAAATTTCGTTCTCCGTGGACACCGCGTGCAAATCCTTCGATGAAGGCGACCCTTTGAGCTTTCGCGACAGCGGTATCGTCGGGGTATTCGTAACAAGCTATTTCAGAGGCCATGAGGCGAATCCAGCCATCATCTTCGTCTAGATTGACAGGGCGAAATTCGCCAGTGAGTACGTTCATGTATCCGATCAAACGTTTCATAGGTGTCTCACGCCCTGTCATTTCTTAGTTTTGCGGTGCTTTAGCGTTGCGGTCGATATCCGCAAGCACCCGCAAGGCATTTGCCGCATTACATGCCGCCTGCGCGAAGTTCACAGCCTCAGGGGCTGCCGCCGCGCTTGCAGCTTTTTCCAACAACGTCTCAACCACTTTCGAGTCCATCGGGTTCTAGCTCCGACTTCATGGGGGCCGACGACTTAAGTCCGGTGCATCGGCGAAACCGGTGTCCGATATGTCCTAACTGCGACATCTGTATGGGTGAGCCGCCAGACAAACCAGGGTTACCCAAGGCTCCCGCCCAACCGTGCACGCGCAGCACCCACGCCCCGGGCGCGTTGGCTGGCGAGCGATAGATCGCCCACACGGTGGCAACAAGTTCAGTCACGATATTTTTCCACTTCCTTTCGTTGCTCGTCGGTCAGGCCGCCAAACTCGATTTTTTTGCCTGCGGCCTGGGCGGCGCGGATTTCTGTTTCGCAGCATTGCATGCAGAGGATTAAATCGGCTTCCGGCGACGACAGCGCGCGCCACACCGGCTTGCCGCACTCGCCGCAGCTATCCACGCTGCTGGTCACGGGCGGATCGATATCGGCCACGCGACAGCAAACGAGCACGGTTTGGTCTTCGGCCTTCATGCCGTCACCTTCTCGCGGTCCTTGCATGGCAGCTTGATCGAGCGCGGATCATCCTGGCGCCCGGCAACCGTGATCATCGCTTTGAACCCGCATCTGTTACACTCAACAACATAGTAGCCGCAGCGCGGCGCGGGATACGGCACGTTCTCTTTGCAGCCCTTGTTCCCGTGCGTGAGATCAAGATCAATGCCGCGCGGATACGCCGGGTCCGGTTGCTGCGTGGGCGATACGCCGCGATCGATGAAGTTGACGCGGAAGCTCATGCCGTGCCCTTCAGTTCCGGTTGCCCCTCGAAGCGCGCAAGCTGTTCCTTGAGCAAGATGATAATGTCGTCGCGGTTGGCGTTGCTGATGTAGTTGGCGCGGCCGCCGAAGTCTGCGAACGGGAATATCATCAGGCAAAATCCGGTCTTGCGATCATCGCCCGTGGCGCCGTCGTTCAAAACTGAATCGAGGACACGCGCGAGCCGTTGCATCTGGTCGCGATATTTCTGCTCAATCGGCTGGTCGCCGAGTGTGTGATCTTCGGGCATCTTGTTCCTTCTCGTTGATCGCGATCAGCGGGTGCATGCACTCAAGATGCATTTGCAGCATTGCTTCGCGGAACTCGGTGGTCGCTTTGGGATTGTCAAGAACTCTAAAGCCGGCGAGCCAAGTCGCCAGCAAGTCGGCGAGCGCGCCGCCAACGATATCTGGCTCGCGACCAGCAAAGAGCGGGCGAATCTGCTCCACCAGCGCCACGATTTCCAGCACGTCGGGATTTGTCAGGCTTGTCAGCGGCGTGTCAGAGCCAGACTTCATAAATCACCGGATCATCATCGGGGTGGCGCGTCAGCATCGCCAAGCCGGGCGGCACATGTTTGCGCGCCTGCTCCAACGTTTCGCAGATAAAGCCATTCGCGTGCGGCCGGACCACGCGGCCGGGCAATGCGTCCTGCCCGCGCAGCACCCATTTGCCCGGGAAATCGCGCGGGTTTTGATAGATCACCCATATGGTCAGCAAGTCGTCGGTCATGGTGTCCTTCACTGAATCTCGAACGTATCGACACCAATTTCGTCCTGCATGGCCTCGCGCAGTTTCGGCATCAGAGCCCACGGGCCGAGATTTTTGCAGGCTGGACAGAACGCGGCCACTGCGCCTTCCGTTGCCTCGCCCGTCTTGGCTGTCGGAGAGATGATGGCGATCCCGCCAAGCCCATCCCCGCCGTCCTCGATCGTCGTCAGGGCCCGCCCGCATTGGAAGCAAGCCGGGCGCACGTTCTGTTTGGCCGCCTGATCGATATTTCTAGCCCAATTCGCGAATATGATGACAGATTTCCGCGCGTCTTCGTCGCCGCCCTCCGCAGCCTCCATCATGGCATCGAGGTGATCGACCGGAATCATCTCGACGGTGCATACTGCCGCGCCATCGTTTGCAGCAATCGCCTCGCGGAAACAGTCAAACCAATCTTCGCCAAGTGGATTGTTGCTCATGCCAATGCCCTCTTGCGTTCTTCCTCGATCGCCGTACGCAGGATCGTGACCATGCTTTCGTGTAGGCTGGGATGATCGTGCGCCGCCAGCTTGGCCGCCGTCACCAGCAAAGCTGGGATCGCGTCCGTGGAATCAGTGCCGTTGGTTTGCAGCCAATCCAGCAATTGCTGGGTGACGCGTTCGGCAGACGTGAGACTCGGCATCAAGACTTTCCTTTGCGGTGAACAACCTCTGCTAGTGTTTCACAGACCCAGTGCCATTTAAGAGTTTCACAACCGGCATCCGTGATTGCGTACATACTGGTTCCGAATTTTGGCGGCATCCATTCGACCAGTCCCTGGCTTAGCAAATGGTCAGCTACTTCACGCGGTAGGGAGACGCCGTAAATATCATCCCCCAACATTGTTCCAAGGTAAGATGCCTGTTCTTTTGTCAGCACGTTCATTCACCGCCCGCGTCCCACCCATCGAGCCACGACTTCGCATCGGCCGAGCGCTCGCGCGCGCGGTACTCGGGCGGCACCGCACGGCGCTGCACGCCAGCGCGGCGGGCGCTCTGCCCGGCGATGAACGCGGCGCGTAAGTTGGCGGCCTGGGCGTCGGTTTCGACGTCTTCCTCGGGCCTGTCGCCGGGCGCTTCATCGGCGTCAGTTGATTGGTCCCGGTTAGCATCAGCGGCGGGCCCGTCGTGTTCTCGGCTAGAGGGCGACGAGCCCGCCCCGGCGGTGCTGTCCTCCCGGGGGGGCGGATCAGCGGCGCCGGTTTGCGGTGATTGCTGTTGCGGTGTCTGCACCTGTTGATCGGCGGGGAACGTTTCGTTCACGTCGGCCATGCCGTCGGCGACCGATTTCATCATCGCGATCACCCTCGCGACGTCAGCCGCCAACCAATCCTTGGCCGGGCGGCCGATGACGCGATCGACGCGATGCACGTCGATGCCCATGTTCCTGATGCCCTGGATGGTACGGTCGCGCCAGCCTGCCAAGTCCTTGCCGATTTTGTTGACCAGCGAGTCCATGGCTTCCTGAAATGCAAATTCGCAATAGATTTCCAGCGCGTTGACGATGCAATTCCTGATCGCTTTGCTTTGCCCGATTTGATAGGCGATATCCAACTGCCGATCGGCGTCCTTGGTCTTCAGGCTGCGCTGCCCTTTGCGCTGGCGATAGGCGCGCTCCATCGAGAACCCGGTTTCGACATCGGTGAACCGCGCATAGAACACCCACGCGTCACCGACGTCGATCTCGCGAACTTCATTAATGCAATTGCCGTAGATACGGGCGACGGAATTCGCCAGCTTGATCGAGGGCCCTTCGACATAGCCCTTCGTGCCGTCCTGATTGTTCACCGGAAAACGATAGAACCAATCCGAACCGGCCGCAGCCGCAAGAGCCGAGAGTTTGGCAAGGATTGCCTTCTCGTCTCGTTGCACCGCGACCGGCTGGGCACCGATCACGCGCTCGGCAATCCCGGACGTTGGTCGCACCAGCGCCGCGCCGCTCGGCGGTTGATTCCGTTGAGCGCCAGCGTTGGCGAACTCGTCTAGTGCTTTGCGCTGATCAGTGCGGTCCAAATCATTATTCGACATCTTCGGATTGCTCCTGTGGTTGCGGTTTGTGCTTGAGAATGCGCAGCACGCGCGGCGCCGTCGCGGGCACAGTGTAGGCCCGGCGCGGCTGGGTCTTCCACGACAGGCAACGGCCGTCGCGCAGATTGCCGAACGTGTTGTCGCCGAGCTTGGCTTGCAACTCGGTCTTGATCTCGGCTTCCTGCTTGGTGATGCGCTTGCGCGCGGCTTGCAATTCGAGCAAGTCATCGACCAATTCAAGCGCGCGGTTGTCATAGGTCAAATCAACGCTCGTGCCCTTGTCAGTGCGATACAGCAACTTGATCAGTTCCGAATCGCGCTGCGGGTCGAACGGTGGCATGATGCAAGGGTCGAGATAGTCGTGCCAAAAAATCCGCACGCTATCTTGAATGATATACTCAAGCGCGGAATCGCGGTCGATTGGAAACATTCTAAACGAGGCGTCGAACTCGCCCTTGATGATCACCGCGAGCACGCCCCATGCGGCGCCGCTCAGCATCATTTCGGTCAGCGTTTGCAGGATGTAGTACGGCGGCGGATCGGCCTCGCCGTAGTCAACCATCTCACCCGGATCGACCATCCAGCGATTGCGGAAGACGAAACGGCTGACGGACTTTGCCTGCACGATGCCGGGGCCCTCGTGCTCGGGCGCGAGCGCAAAACCGTCCGGCGTGGCGCCCAAGCGTAGCTCGGGATCGCGTAGGTAAATCTTGGCGCGGGTCAGTTCCCAGTGCGGCTTGTACTCGGCGAGCGCTTCGAACACCGCCGGTTCATCCCACCGACCGCGCCGCAACACCGGATTGTCAGCCATCGGCGGGCGCAATCCCTTTTTCTCGGCATACAGTTCAGCTTGTGAGCCGTAGGCCGCCTCGCCGCAGACGATGGCGACGTCGCTGGCGGTGATGTCCTGCATGCGCAGCGACAGCCATTGCTCGCGCGATGTGATCGCAATGCGCTCGATGGTCACCGGGGCGCAAGCTCCATTTGGCAATGCGGTAAAAACGAGAATCAGCAGCGACGCGAGCGTAGCGCAGCATATTTCCCGCGTCCACCTTTGGTTGTCAGGTTCGTGATGGGAGAAATGTAAAATTTTGCGTTGCCGCTCGGATGGGCGTCCCCTATCGTTTGGTTAGCTAAAGCGGCGGTTGGTTCCCGATTTCTAAAGAGGCATGGATGGCACCGGTTACACGGGGCGGGAACGGCGCGCTTATGCGCGTCAACACCAAGGCGACGGCAGCCGACGGGGGCATAGCAGCGCTGCGCAAGCGGCCGGGGATGCTGGCGAAGATCGCGCGCGAGCTTGGCTTGCAGCGGCAGGCAACATCGAAATGGACGAAGGTACCTGCGGCGCACGTGCTCGCGGTGGCGCGCATCTCGCGCATCTCGCGGAGCACGCTACGGCCCGATCTCTATCCCAAGCGGGGACGCGAATGACGTCGCGCCGTTGTCCATACTGCCATCAGACGCTGCCGGAATTCCGGCTCGGGGTGAAGCTCGCCCCGATCAAGGCGGCGCTCTATGACTTGGTCTGCCGGGCTGGCCAGGATGGCATCGATTCAGCCGACCTGTTCGCGCTGCTGTATGCCGACGATCGGCGCAAGTGGTCGCGCGACAATGGCCGCCAATACAGCGCGTTGAAAGCCCACATCGCGCAACTCAACAGCGAGATCGCGCACGCCGGCTATCGCATCGTGTCGGCCCGCGCGGGCAACGTGAACGGGCGCTACCGATTGGAAAGGCGGCCGTAATCAATCAGATGGAAACGTTCCACGACGACGAAACACCGGCCATGAAGCACCGAGCGACCAGCGCCAAATGCCAGACCTGCGGGATGCGCGTTCGCGTCGGCTTCACCTATTGCCTGCCGTGTCGGCGCCGACGCTACCGCGCGGCCTCGCTCAAGGGCTGGCGCACGCGCAAGGCGCGGCAGAGGATGCGCGCATGAGCCCACGGCGTGGCCAGATTGACCTGTTCACCAAGCGGGTGCGGAGGCCGCCGCCGGCCCCTGAATTTTCGATGCAGGCCATGTTGGCCGATATCTTGTCAAAATGGGCCGCGCGCGATTGGCGGTACACACATATGCCGCTTGGCGAGTATCGCACCGATGCGACCGCCGGCAGGCTCAAGAGGATGGGGGTCATCGCCGGCTGGCCGGACTTCATCCTGCTGTCGCCCAAGCCGCAGTCGCTGGCGCATTTTCTGGAGCTTAAGCGGCGCGGGGGCGCGCTCTCGGAATCACAGGCTGCATTCGCCGCGTATTGCCAGGAGCACGGCTACCCGTTCGCCTGCGTCGATCGGTTCGATGACGCGGTGAATGTGCTCAAGCAATGGGGCGCGCTGAGAGTGAGTATTCAGGCATGAGGCGAGACAAGGATACCGCGCCCCCGGAAGCGCAGAGCATCGACGTCTATCTCTGCGATCATTGCGGCCATGTGCATTTTGTTCTGCTCGGTCACGCCGACAAGGTGATCGCCGGGGCAACGATGACGCCCGACGATGCCGACAGCTTCAGCGCTGATATCCGCGCTGTGGTTGCGCAAGTACGGGAGCGAACGCTGCAATGAGCAGGATAGCGGGGACAAATAGGAACATTGGGAGGGACCGCACCGTCCGTGCTGCTATCGTCTCTATAAACTCTGGCAAAAAAGGGCTCATCACCATGAATTGCCGAACCTTCATTCAAGCTCGCCGCCATGCCTTAGCGCCGTACTGACGTCGCAGGACTTCGCCGGGTATGGCAGACGCGCAACTGGGCGTGTTTGAGATTGGTTTTGCGTCGTGGTCGCGCATTCTAAGCGGCTCCGCGAACGATGACGCGCGGCTGCAAAATTTCCGCCATTGCACCACGGAAGTCGCGAGCTACGTCACGCGCGGATTGGAAAAGGCGGTCGCCGTTGACGAACTGATCGAGCTTGCCGCCTCGCATGGGCTGACCGAAAACATCGGCATTGAGAACGTCGAAGGCATCATCACCAAGGCGTTCGAGGCGCGAATAAACGGCGATGGCAGCGGTGGGCTCGGCGAGCAACACCAACAAGACTACACCGCGAAGCCGCCGCTCAACGTTGTCCCGATTGTCTTTCCGTTCCCAATCAAAGGCGATGATATCCCGCGCCGGCCGTGGATCATTCCCGGGCTGTTGCTGCGCCGGCACGTGACCATGCTGGTGGCGCCGCCCGGATCGGGCAAGAGCCTGTTCACCTTGCAGCTTGGCATGGTCTGCGCGGCGGGGCTGACGAATTGGGGTGGCTGGCGGCTGCGCGGCCCGGTGCGGGTGCTGGTGATCAATAGCGAGGAAGACAAAGATGAAATGCATCGGCGCTTGTTTGCCGGATGCAGGCTGATGAACCTTGACGAAGACAGCTTGGCCACCAGTTTTGCCTTTGCCGAAGCGCCCGACGATATCGTCATCGCCAAGGCGGACGCGCGCACCAAGACGGTGACGCGCACGCCGATGATCGAGCGCATCGTGCAAACAATCATCGCCGGACAGTTTGACATTCTGATTGTTGATCCATTCGCCGAAACCTTCATCGGCGACGAAAACTCGAATTCCGAGCTAAAATGGGCGTGCGTGTTGTGGCGCGAAGTCGCTCGTCGTACTAATTGCTCTGTGTTGCTGGTGCATCACACGCGCAAATTCGCGCAGGACATGGCCGGCGACATGGATGCGGCGCGCGGCGCCGGGGCGCTGGCGGGCATCTGCCGGGTGGTGTGCACGCTGTTCGGCATGACGGATCAGGAAGCCGAGCGGCATGGCCTCACAGCGGACAAGCGCACCCGGTATTTGCGGCTCGATGATGCCAAGTCAAATCTCACGTTGGTGACGCCGATCGCCAAATGGTTTGAGAAGATATCGATCCAATTGCCCAATGCGGGCGATGATCTTCCGGCCGATGAAGTCGGCGTGCTGATGCCCTGGAAGGCGCTGACCGCGTTCGACAAGATGACCAGCATGCAGGCCAACGCCATGCTTGATGAATTCGTGGCCGGCTATCAGGACGATGACGGTGTGCAGACCGGCGATCCGTTCGCGCCGACGCCGCTGCGTGGATCGAAGCCGCGTCGTTGGGCTGGATATGTGATCCAGCGGCATTTGAATTGCGCCGAGAAGGACGCCGCTGATATCCTGGCTAGTTGGATCAGCAACGGAATCGTGACGGTGGTCCAGAAGGTAGTAAAAACTGGCAAGAAGAAGGGCAACGTGCCGAGTGATTGTATTCGTGTTGTTGACGGCATGCGCCCTGGCAAGGAGCTTGATCGCGACGAAGACATGCGACTGTAAAACCCGGAGATACGTTTATGGCGTTCTTGGATCGGCTGCTACGATCTGCAAGCAGGCTTTGGAGTGAATGGCGGGCGCGTGCACGCCATGTGGGGTTCAGGCTGCTTGGCGAGTGGCCGGGGCCGTGGCAGGATAGGGGCTCGCCCACGCCAGCGCCAACGTCAGCGTCTTCGCTTCCGCCAGCGCCCACGCCAACGCCTACGCCAACGTCGCCGACGTCCACGCCATTGCCCGCGCCAACGCCCACGTCGCCGTCTACGCCGACGCCCTCGTCACCGCCAACGCCAACGCCCGAGCCGCCGCCATCGTCTACGTCCTCGTCGTCGTCCTCGCCTTCGCCTTCGCCGACGCCTTCGTCACCGCCACCGTCCTCGCCGACGTCCACGCCATCGCCCGCGCCCTCGCCATCGTCACCGCCGACGCCATCGCCAGCGCCAACGCCCACGACTTCGGTCCCGCCATCGTCTACGTCACCGCCTTCGTCTACGTCTACGTCACCGCCAGCGCCCGAGCCGGTGCCAGCATCGCTGCTGGCTCCGGTGTTCCAACTCCCGGCCTATCGCAAAGAAAAGTGGGTCACGCCGAAACCGGCCGACATTGCGCCGAAACCGGTCAAGCGCACGGTGCTGCATCGCACCGAACCCGCCAAGCCGCGCCAGCCAAGACCACAGGCGCCGGTACTGACCGACGATCCCGAGCAGTGGGGTCAATATTACTTCCGCGACGCGATCCTCGATCAACTCGATGTCTTTTGGGTCTATCTAAAGCGGATGAAGCGCGGCGACCGCGACAGCTACGATCTATTGCATCAAATCGGCATTCAGATGGTGCCGTTTTCAGCCACGCATAACTTCGACAAGTGGCTCGGCGGTAGCGAGAACGTTGAACTGTCGCCGTGGTTTCGCCAGCGCCGTCCCAGTTTTGGCGCCATCGCCTACGGCTTCGATGATATCGCCAAGGCCGAAGATCGCATGACCATCGTGGAAAGCGCAGAAGAACCGCCGGACCATGTTTATGCTGACGTTGAACAGCGACTGAAAGCCGAAGGGGTTCTCGGCAAGCGTCCGGCTTATTTCGTCGCCACGTCCTACAAGTTCGACAAGCGCATCGAAGATCGGCCGATGACGATGTTCACGCCGCGCTTCCTGTATTTTCGCAAGATGCAGCGGACGCCGCCAGAACTCGAACACCTGACTGGTGGCGATACCTATTTCATGTGCGTGTACTGGGATCGGGCCGACAAAAAAATCCACAAACGGTACCAGAGGCGGCGCGGCGGCATCCCGCAAGAGTATGGTGTATTCATCGAGCATGTGACTGGACGCGTGCGGATTCTGAAAACCAAGATACACGAGAAGGTCACGATCAAGTGGTCGAAAGGACCTTATGGCGGCAAGTGTTCAGAACCAACGGAATTCATCAACACGCACTGGGACGTGCCTGATCGCTTCCTGCGTTGGACGCATCGCGATATGGGCGACATCGAGCCGGAAGATTATTTGCGCCGCATGTTCATCAACGCCGCCAATCTATACGAATCGGCGGCGCTCGGCTCGGTGGTGCGCGTTGCCGTACACAAGAACGACTTGACCGCGACATTCGGTGTCGAGATCAGGCGCATGGCGCATTTCTTCCGCGATCGCGACGTCGCGGTGACGACGAAAGGCAGGCGCCGCCCGGTGCTGCGTATGGTGCGGGCGCACATGCGCAAGAACGGCACCAAGGTGAAGACCTACTTCAGCGGCATGAAGAAGTTCACCTGGGCTGGCTACAAAGTGGAGATCAGCGTCCCCGGCAAGGATCATTTTCATCTGCCGGAAGTCAACGTTGGTGCCATCTCGCTCGGCGCCAAAGAGCGCGTTGACGAGCGCGGCTTTCTCACCAATCAGCAATACGGAAAGCTTCTCGTCGAGAAAATGCAACAGGGAGCAGGAGTACGCAAACCATGAAGACGCGGCGCAATGCGTCACTGACGGAATTGGTGCACGATGCGGCGGAAGCGCTGGAGGAATTCGCGCGCTGGCCGGAAACCGAATCGCGCAAGATCGCGGCTGACAATGCGGTGGCCGACTTGGGCGCGGCCTTGCATGGTTACGATGTCGTGGTGCCCCGGGCGATCATGTTGACGCTGGTGGCGGACATGCTTGAAGGGATGTTTCTGCGCAAATGCCCGGTGGCCGGCATGCGGCTGGCGTTCGACAAGATGCTCGATATTTTCGATCCCGGGAAACACATGCGACCGAAGCCGACGAGTGAGCCGAAAGATCAGGAACAGGTGCACGATGCCGCAGGATAATGGCACGGTTTACGTTAACAGCCTCAATCACGCGATCGTCGCGCGCATGGCAAGAATCGTCAGTTGGCAGACTGCAACCCGCACCGTCATGGTTGCCGGCAGCCAAGAATTGCCACGCATCACGCGCGACTATAGTCCCCCTCCGAATATCGATCTGCCGAATGAATTGCCGTACAAATACATTGTGGTCGGGATGATCGTAAAGCCCGGCACTGGCGTGCGCTATGAAACCGACACGCTGTTGACAGAAGCCGATATTGATCGAATGACCCACCAAGAAAATCTCAGGGTCATCTTTGACAGAAAGCCGTGGCCCTGGTGAGCCGAAACAACGTAAATCGAAAAGATCACAAAGCAGGAGGAAGGCAAAATGGAACAACTCGTCATCCACGAACAGCAGCAGCCGCTGAGCGACAAGGCGATCAAGTTCCGCGTGCTCGCCGAGCACCGGGTGACGCGGCTGGTGCGCTTGATTGCGCAACTCGGCAATCTATCGCGGCGCACGACTTATGATTACACGCCGGCCGAAACCGAGCAGATGTTCCGCGCGCTGCGCGAGGCGCTCGACGCCCTGGAAGCGAAGTTCCGGGGCAAGCAGAGCGCCGCGTTCCGGTTCGAGGATTGATAACAAAATGAAGGCGCATCAGCGGGAAATTCGCGAGGAAAATAATCGATTGGACCCTCGTGAAGTGGCGCACGATTTGAGCGGTTATTCGATCGAGACGATTTCACGCCATGATGCTGCGCAAGTCATCATCCGCTATGAATGGCTGGGAACCATGGGACGCACGGTGCATCACATCGGCTTGGTGTCACCGCAACGAGAATTGCACGGCGTCGCGTGTTTTGGTCATGGGCCTGCGGGCTATATCCGTAAGCTAATTGGCGAGCCCGCCCTTTGTTTGGAACGTGGCGCTTGTGTGCATTATGCGCCAAGGAACGCGGCGAGCTTTCTGATCAACAATGCCTGCAAACTGATTTATCGAATTGCGGGCGTGTCATTGTTTTTTGCTTATGCTGATCCGAAGGCGGGCGAGTATGGCGGTGTTTATCAGGCTGCGGGATGGGCTTATCTCGGGCAAGGGCTGCAAGGTCGGCCGCAGGGCCGCAAGCTTCGCTACGAAGTCCTACGTCCCGGCCTCGATCCTAATGATGATCGGAATTGGTGCACGACGCGCGAACTACGGCGAGGCGAGAAATTGGAGCATCTGACATTTGCGCAGGCCAGGGCGAAGGGGTGGCATATTCGGCGCCGGGCGGGCAAGCATGTATATGCGATCCATGTCGGCCGTGAGCGCAAGCGTTGGCGCAAGGCCCTCGTGTGGTTGCCTTATCCGGCGCCGTATCCTGAACTGAAACGGAAGCTGCCGGTGCTGTCGATCGAGCCGTTTCGGATCACGCCGCCGATTGCCGACCAAGCCGATATGTTCGCATCACTGACCAAGTTTTAGTGTTATTTCGAAGAAAAAGTTTCGAAATCGAGCCGAGAACGGCTTGACAGTGATTGATTTTGGGGTTTTCAATTTAGGCGTGCCGCTGCGACGTCCGGCAAAGATATCGGCAACGGCACGCCAGAACCTCGGTCAACCAAGGAGGGATTTCCCTATGACCGTCAATCAATCTAGCAAGCGCTTCGCTCCCCTGCAAACGCACAACGTCACGATCCCCGATCACTTGCTCGTGGTCCCAACGCACGATGATCTGCTGACGCAGACCCATACGTTCGGATACGACGGCGAGCAGTTTTTCGGCACTGCTTACATCCAAGGGCGCCGACTGCAATTCACGACGGCAATGCCGATCTCGAAGATGATCGAGATCAGCAAGATCGATCGCGCCAAAGCTCGCAGCAACGTCAGGGAAGTCATGGAACGTGCCAACCGGCCGCGTGTCGCGGGCCATTCCAAGGCATTACGCGAGTATTTGTTGACGACGGCATGCCGTGATGAAAAATTCATTTTGCCGGCGTTTACGTTCAACTTCGGCGATGAATCAACAACCCCCGAAGACGTTCCCGAAGCTGTGCTGATCATCTACGCGCGTGAAAACGACGTCAGCACGAATGGTTGGCCTGCTCTGTTCCAACTTCCGAGCAATATCAAATTGGATACGACCGACGGCGCGCATCGCGGTGACGAAAGCGCAAAAATCCTCGGCGATGCCAGTCTGTCTGACGCGGAACGTGCGAACTTGCGGCGCAATGCTTGTGCGGTCACGGTCATCTTCGAGCGTAAACGTGTCGATGCGCATCAGGATTTTGCCGATTGTGCGAAGGCTAAACCGATCACCGGAAGCCTGATCACATCTTTCGATGTCCGCGATCTGCGCAATGCGCGCGCCGTGGAACTGGTACAGCGCGTGCCGTTCTTGACCTATTACGTGGATGCGACCGCTGCCAATGTTAATCTCTCGGCTGCATCCCTAAAAATATGGTCGATGTCCGCTGTGCGCGGGTTTGTTGCTCACGTTCAGGATCGTTTTCCGCCTGCTACTGGCCAGCATGTTGAGACGACTCTGGTCGAGAAAATGGACGGTGCCGAAGATTTCTTCACAGAAGTCATTAGACACCTACCACAACTCAACACTTTGGATCGCGCGCGCCTGGAATTGGAGGAACGGCAGCGGACGAATGTTCCAATCAAAACACCCATGACGCGCACCGAGACGCCCGCGACTTTCCGCAATAAACGTGGTGGCGATATCGCCTTGCGTGGCGTCGGCATGAGCCTGTTTGCACGTGGTTTCGTGCATTGCAAGCAATACGGCGTGGACTATGCAGAGATGGCTAGCAAGCTCGCGACCCTCGATTGGCATTTGCTCGATATTGAAAGAACCGAGTTACCTAATCCTGAGACTGACGAAGGCCGCGAGAATTTCGCCGATAAGGTGCGCGAGCACACGAATCCGATCTGGCAAAGCATGGTTGTCGTCGGGGAGAGCCGATACAAAATCGGTTCATCCAATGACGAAGCCAATGCCGCGTGGACGCGCATACTCGCCAAGATCGATCCGGCAAGTCTGTCACAAGCGGCAGAATAAAGGCGACCAACACAATGCCCGCCATCTACCAATGGCAGGCGCGCGCCAGCGAGGCACTTGTCCTCGCTGGCACTGCCGCAACCATAATTGAGCGCGAGTTATTGATCGACATCGCCAGCGCCTACGATCGGCTCGCACGGATCAATTCTGCCAAACATTCAGGCGGACAACGTGAGCGATCTCCTTCAACAGCTTGAGGACATGAAGGCCGATTGGGCCAGCAACTCGCGCGAACTGATGGCGCTCAATGCCGAGCTTGGCCCGCTGCAAACGCGCCGCTACGGCATCATCGACGCAATCAAGCACACGCATGCTTGTTGCGTGCAACGCGATCAATATGAGCGCCAGCAAGTCTATGTGGTCGGCTACCGTCGTGCCGGCGCGGTCGAGCGGTTCAAGCTGTTTGCTGATCTCAATGAGATCGACGTCGATCTCGGCCCGCTGAACGTCCAACGCCGTGAACTGCTCAGATTGGATAAATACTTTAGGTTGACGAGCGAAGCTGTCCGCAAAGCCATGAGTGACGCGGCTAAAGGTTCAACCCGACGATGATGGATTAGATCATCGCCGGGTCAATCCCTTCGCCTGCCTTGCCCGGCCATGGCTCGCCTTCGCCCTGCCGTGCCTGACCCGGCATAGCCAAGCCTTGCCTGCCATGCCTCGCCGGGCCCTACCAACCAAGCCTTGCCGTGCCTTGCCCCGATCACCGGGCCAAACCAAACCATGCCTGCCCTGCCTCGCCTCGACCAGCCGTGCAGCGTCTGGCCCGACCGTGCCGCGACGTGCCGCGCCTCACCACGCCTGCCGCGTCCACACCATGCCTAATTACGCACTGCCCGGCCCAGCGACATGACGCCATGACGTGCCCGATTGCGCCCTGCCCTGCCTGCCTTACCGCGCCTTACCAAGCTCTACCTTCGCCATGCCTCTTTGCGGCTCGCCCAGTTGCGCCTTGCCTGCCGTGCCCGATCACGTCACGCCTCGCCTCGCCAGATTCTGCCGAGCCTTGCCTCGCCCCGCCAAGTCACACCGCCGGACCTAGCCCTACCGAGCCACACAAGCCCCGCCGTACCGCGCCTTGTCACACCAAGCCAAACCGCGCCTGCCCGGCCAAGCCCCGCCATGCCACAACCTGCTGCGCCGAGACGTACCCTGCCGATCGAGCCTAGCCGAACGCACCGAGCCCTGCCTGCCGCGCCTTGCCGAACCACGTTACGCCGGGCCATGCCACGCCCGAAGCGCCTATTCTCGCCGGGCCTACCCGTGCCTGCCTTGCCTAAGCCGCGCCGGGCCACACCCCGCTATGCCAGGGGCTGCCGTGCCGCACCGAGACGCGCCGCCCGAGCCACGCCTGCCATGCCTTGTCCGGCGTGCCCCGGCCGGGCCCCACCTTGCCCCGCCGTGCCTGCCTAGCCTGACCTTGTCCAGCCGAGCCGTGCACGGCCCCGCCTGACCTAATCCGGCGTCGTCCTGCCGAACCGCGCCACGCCTGCCCCGCCAAGCCCTGCCCGGCCATGCCACATCCGAGCCTCGCCTCGTCTTGCCGCGCCTCGCCTGCCATGCCTGCCCTGCCTTGCCGCGCCTTGCCGCGCCCTGCCAGACCCGACCCGGGCAGGCCCCGCCTCGCCTCGCTGGACCTTGCCTGCCTCGCCAGGGCAAGCCCCGCCTCGGCAGGCCCTGCCGCGTCATGCCCGGCCTCGCTATGTCAAGCCGGACCGCGCCTTACCGCGCCTGCCTCCCGCGACAGGCCGCGCCGTGCCATGCCTCTTTTCGCCCAGTGTGACCTTCCGTGCCACACCAGACCGCGTCTCACCGCGCCTCGAAGCGCCGCCCAGTGCTCGCCTGCCCTGCCTCGCCTACGCCAGACCGCGCCTTGCCGCGACGTCACAGGCCCGACCGCGCCCGGCCATGCCACGCCTGCCTCGCCACGCCTAACCCCCTTCGGGCCCGGCTACGCCTCGTTGCGTCAAACCGGGCCACGCCTTGCCTGCCTCACCAGACCACGCCTTGATCCGCCATGCCTGACCGTATCTCACCCCGCCGCTGAAACGCCCAGTCACGCCACGCCTGCCATGCCTGCCCAAGCCAAGCCCGCCCATACCCCGCCGCTGCCCGGCCTCACCGAGTGCGCCGGGCCCTGCCATGCCGGAACACGTCCCGCCTGCCATGCCTGAACTCGTCACGATGTGACGCCACGTGCCATGTAATACCCCGCCTCGCCTCGCCTGCCATGCCTGATATTTCATCCCGGTGGCGGCGCATGCGTTTCACCGTCCTTGCCGCCACGTCGCCGCGACGGTTTGATCCGCGCACCCGCCGCAACAATGTGTTGTAAGCCGGTTTCGAGTTGTTCTGATAGGCCGGGGAAGCGTTGGTCGAGAAACATCGCCATGTTGCGCAGTCGTGTGATAACGTCACGACATCGCTCGATCCCGTCAGCAACAACTTCCTTGGCTTGCGTAACCGTCAGTTCCGGCGCAGACAAATCAAGATAGGATTGACTGCGTTTCGGCACAAACGGATCACGAACATAAACCACCGACGAGATCGTCATTGGTGTATCAACAACAACAACAGTGACGAAGCGGAGTAGTTTGCGTGCTCGGTCAAGCCGTTGCCGGTGTGCCGCGACGTGATCATCCCAAATGAATTCCTTGTGTAAGGGATGATCCTTTGCGCGCGCGGCCTCAACGATCAGTTGGGGCGAAAGGCGGCCGCGATTTTTCTTGCGGATGTCCGCCAGTGCCTTGTGGACGCGCGCTTGCCGGTGCGATCTCATGACGGTTTACTCCGTGCCAATATACTCTGCGTCAGAGCCGTTGCCGCCGCGTTCAACGATCGTGCGGCTGGTGGCTGGCAACGCTAGATCAACATCAGCAAGCAGACCGTCCATCTCACGACGTTTCACTTCCTCATTGAACCACATCAAGATGTCGGCTGTGTCCTGATCAAAGAAAACCGGCTTTTCATAAGCCTTTTGCTGGACCGCGCGACCTTGCAGTTTGACCACGCTGCGGAAGTCGGCGTCATTATCGGCAACGATCTTGAACGAGCCGTATGGGCCGCCACGCTCGCCACGCCAATCGCCGATACCAACGATCACGCCGGCTGCTCCGAGCAAGTTACTGATCGTTCGCTCGCTTAGTACGTTCTTCATGTACTGGATCGAAATGCGACACGCCCACTGTGGAAAGATCGGCCGCGTGCGCACATCCGGCGTCCGATTCATGTCAGAATTTCGAACCATCGCAGAAAAGATTTGCGGCACGCCATATAAGTCGATGGTGACATCCATGATTTTCGTCAAGCGCTCGATTTGCGCGCGCTTGGCGCCAGGAATATCGATCGCCGCTTGTGCCAAGCTCCCATGCAAGGCGCCATTGGGAACGTGAAACAACGTCTTTTCTGGTTTGCGGCAGAGATAGAACGAACTGCGATATTCCTTGAGCGGATCATGCTTGAGCCGCTGTTCCAAACTGGCGCGGTTCTGTTGCGGTGATGGCAAAATCAGTTCCTGCCAAGCCTTGAACGGAAACCGGTGCATGATCAGCGGCGACGTGCCAAGCAAGTTGGCGCGCACTTCGCCCATTTTGATCTCTTGGACTTCGATTTGCGTCGTTTCGGTCTTTTTACGTGCCGGTGCTTTAGCCATGGTGGTTTTGTATCCTTCGGGTTTTATGCACGAGCGGCGGCACGATCGCCCGTCAGAGAGATCGTGCCGCCTATCTCGCGCGAGAGTTAGGATTAAAGCCTGACGGGCAGCGCTGAATTTGCAGTGTCAACCGAATGTTGTCAACTCTGCAATATATGCGTATAGGCCAAACGACGGCGCATCGCGCCCGGCGGGCAGGTGGCGCGTAACAAATAACGGCCCGCAGTCGGCTCGCGTGGTGTCCACTTTCGCACTGCGCGGCGCGCCGATGTCGGGGCGGCCGGCTCTGATCGCCGGGCGCGGCGAATGCAAAACGTTGCGTGGGCCTACATGCCCCTGCCCCTTCCATCGGCTTAACCCCATACGCGAGCTTGCCCCAAATGATCCGCGAAGATTTCATCGTTGAGGGAATAGTGTTCAACGTCACGATCGCGATGCCCGCGCACGCAACAGGCTGGTTTAGCGTCAACGTCTGCGGCCCGGGCAAGCGCCGCAAGCTCCGCGAATATTGCCTCGGATGGAACGGAGAACGGTTCGCGCACAGCGGAGCGCTGCAAGAGCTTGAGCGCTACCACCCCAACGTCCTGCCGCAAATTTTGCAATGGCTGCAAAGCCCGGAGATGCGCGAGGCATTGAGCACAGCAACCAATAAGTGATCCCGTGATTTTTGGGTTGTGCGCCTCGCCCCCATTCCCACGCTATATTCTGTCCTTCCCCCATTATTCGCGCAAAAGCGGGGAAAAGCGGGGAACAGCGGGTGGCCACGAGGCGCCCCCATTTCTTCGTAACTACCTTCCCTTCAGGAAGGAAGAAGAAAAGGGGGAAGACCATCCCCCCCTTTTTCTGCTTCGCTTCGCTGAAAAAGGGGGGTTCAGGTGTAGTTACGAAGAACCAGTGGCGCCGAGCCAAAAATTCCGCGCTTTGCCCCTCGGTTGCACTTCCAGAGAAAAGTTAAGCCAATTGTCGGCAAACTCTTGACTCGGATTGTAGTCCTGCGTCAGAAATCGCGTTCATGGTCGGGCAAGCCACAAAACGTTGGATCGTTGTGCGCACGCGTGGCGGTCGGGAAAACTGGGCTCTGGAAAATGCCACCGCGCAAAAATTCGAGTGCTACTTGCCGAAAATCCTCGAACGCGTGACCTTCAACGATCAAAAACTCTCCGTCGCTCGACCGCTGTTTCCGAGCTACATGTTCGTCCTCGCCGATCGCTGGCGCGTCTTGCTCTCAACTTTCGGAATTGTCGGAATCGTCATGCGCGGTAGCGAGCCCGATTGCTTGCCCAATCGCGTGATCCATGATCTACGCGAACGCGAAGGCGACGACGGAATTATCGTCCTGCCAAAACCAAAAGCAGTTCTCGGTCCCAACTCTCAGGTGCAAATCCTCAAAGGTCCGTTCCAAGGCCATGCCGGCGTCATCGCCAACATGCGCCCACACGAACGGGCTCGCGTGCTGCTCGACTTCCTCGGACGCAAGACCGACGTACTGATCGCCAACTCCGATCTCGCCTTGATCGCCGCTTGAAAGATTTCCAGTACGTGCCGTGTCGAACAATTCTGGTGCGAGCTTGATCCCAGTGGGTAACCAGCGCTGGTGCGGTAGCTTGTGAAAAACCCGATGGCAACAATCAAGTCACCATCGGGTTCTCATATTCGGCCTGCCTTGACCAGCCTCGGCCCGATTTGCCTGACCGGGCATCGCCATTTCTGGCCTCACCGCGCTACACGTGCCGCGCCGCTTCCGGCCGCACCATGCCCCGCCTGCCATGCCTAAGTGATTTGTCTATGCCAGATCAACCCGATCATCTCAACCGGTCAGCACCATGGCGACGATGGTATGGGCTACGATCTTGGCGCCGACGTGCGCGCGCCCAACTCATAAGCGAGCCATGGTGCGAAAGCTGTAAACGGAAAGGCGCCGCTGTTGCTGCAACTACCGCTGACCACATCCAAAGGCATGCAGGCAACTATGAGCAATTCCACTTCGGTCGGCTGCAAAGTTTGTGCACGAATTGCCACAATCAAGACAAGGCTTTCGCGGAACATCGTGGCTTCACGAAGGGCACTGACGTTGATGGCTTTCCGCTCGATGAAGCGCACTTCTGCTACCGCGACTGAGCGCACCACCTACACCACCCCACATCAGCAAAACCATCGTTAATCTAAGGTTGAGTGACTAAGGCAGCCTTTACCACTCAACCGCAAATAGCGATTTGGTATCGTGGTATAGCACACTTAGCTCCATGGTACTTCTTGGGGGATGGCTAAATCTTCAATGATATCAAGGGGATGGGGGGATCTCGTTTTTGATCCGGTCGCCAATCCCGCGAGCGCGG